TGGACGTGATCTGCGCGGTTCCCGTCACGTTGGCGAAGGGCCCGTCGTAGATGCGAGCTTCACGCACCGAGATGGTGGCATTGCCCGAAGAGTCCGAGGTGAACGCGGCGGCCACGGTGTAGGTCGCCAGCACCTTGGTGGACTTGCGGGAACTCCACGTCTTGTTGGTGAAGTCCCAGGTTCCGACGCCCGGCACGGTCCAGTAGTCGCCTGCCACATAGATCGAGAATCCCGGCGCGAACGTGGTCGAGGCCTGGAGGCCAGTGACTGCGATCGTCTGGGTATCGACCCATGCGCCCGAAGCACCCCATGCGGCCGAGAGATTCACGGTGGTGGGCCAAGCGGTGGTCGAAGGAATGACCACGTCCGGCAGGAGAGCCGATTCCGAGGCGCTGAACCCGTAGAGGTCTAGTTCACCAGGCCGGAATCCCGCCTCCTGGAGGCCCTGGATGCTATCGGTCCTGCCGTAGTTGAACAGGGACGCGGCACTGGGCGCGATCGCCCGAATGACATCCATGTTGAACAGGGCAATCTTGCGCTTGGCCTCCTGGGTGCCACGACGGGAGAGCATGACCTTTTTCGCCCTTCCGAGCGAGGAGATCACGTTCTGTCCGGCGGTGCTGTAGGCGGTGTCCAGCTCGACGGTCTGTCCCACCCACCGGGCCAGCGTGTTGCCGGAAGCCAAGGAAACCTGGTCCTTGAGCTGCGCGATGGCGGTGTCCAGGAACCGGAGATCCTTGTCCTTGTCGGTGATCCAGTACATCAGATCTTGGAGAGAGAACTGGAGGTTCGTCTCGACCTTGTATTGGATGTACATGTTTCCCACCGCGTCGATGGTCTGCACGTAGTTGGGGATGAGGTTCGAGGATGAGAGGTCCGTCGAGGTGTCGCGGGTCGAGAAGTCGGTCGTCTCGGTGATCCCCACGCCAACGTAGGAAGGCCTGCGGTACTGCATCGCCTTACCGGTGTTGTTCTGTGCCCCGATCTCGGCGGCCTTGTCCTTGTCCCAGTGGAGCTTGTCCACGAGGCCGGGAAGCGACTTCCACTTCGTGACCACTTCGCGGTTGATGAGCTGCTGTCTCTGATAGACGTTCACGTCGCCAGAAGCCATGTTGATCTCCTTGCCCGTTCAATGGGCGTGTCAGTTTTCGATTGCGTTTGATTGCGTTTCGATCTACTGACTGGGAGATCACCCGATGGCGCTTGTGGCGCCCGCCGGTAGCACGGCTAGGCCCTCCGATTTGGTGACGCGGATTGGAGGTTCCGCGATGGGAGGCCGGATCTCCCGACCTCCTTTTGGGAAATATACTACCGGCGGCGCAAAATACCGAACGTATCAGCGACCTTTCCTTTTTGGGCCTTTTCGACCCACTCCTCCGCGTCCATATCCCAATCCGTCGGAGCGCCCTGGGAAGCCCTGGGAGGCCGTGTGGCGGACGGGGTGCGGTTCGGTGCAGGATCAGCGGCTTTGGATGGCGCCGGGAGCTTGTCGGCATGCTTGAAGCGGAATTCGGCGGCGATTTCACCGAGTCGAACCAGGTCGGAGTAGGTCGGGCCGGCCTTTCCCTTGCCCATTGCGGCCACCTCGTCAAAAACCTTGCGGTCGGATGAGATCGCGGCCACCAGAGAAGCGGGGTCGCGAGCCAACTTCACGCCCAGGGAGATTTCCGGATGGAAGTGTGTTCCCTGGTGATTGGCGAATCGCTGCGAGAGCTTGTCGATCCCGGGAATCTTCGAATCCTTGATGTTGCGCGAGAAGTTGTCATCGATCTCGCGCTTGGACCGTTCGAGGTCGGCAGCGGCGGTATTCGCACGTATCCGCTCCTCAGACTCGAGGGTTGCGGCCAATGTCTGAGTACGGGCCTCGTAGGCGCCATGAAGCCGAGCCGAAATATTGGCGTACTGCTCTTGGCTTTCGATTCCGGCGCCCTTGAGACGGGCTCCGAACTGCTCGTCGGATTCTCCCCGCTGCTTTTCGAGGAAGGCGATCTGCTGGCCCCATTCCTTGAGCTTGGGATCCTCCTGGACGCGGGCCACTGATTCGGGAGCGGCGGCGGCAGGTGGAGCGGTCTTCGCCTTCTCTAGGAGAGTCTCCAACTCCTTGGTACGGGCCTCGGCAGCGGTGGCACGGTCGCGGAACGTCTTCTTCTCGCCGCGTTCCTTGTGGAGCGCCTTTTTCAGGTTCTCGGGATTCCTGTTCCCTTCGTCTTCGTCGTCCTTTTCCTCTGGGAGTGCATTGGGATCGATGTCGTCTTCCAGATCCTCGAAGCCGTCCTTCCCAGCGTTCGGGTCCGCGGCTGCAGCGGCGGCGGCGCGCTCCTCTTCGGTGGCCGCGTCTCCAATGTCGTGGGGAAGCTCTGCGTTGACCGGCGCGGTTGTCTCGGGGGCTCCTCCTGTGAATGATTCGTCGGGAAAATCCGCTGTGAAGCTTTCTGGGATGTCGATCTGATCAGCCATGGTTCGTCCTATTGGAAGATGGTGGGGTTCTCTGGGGGGGTCTCTGGGGTAATTCTGTGGGCAAGCGCGATCAGCTCATTGGTGGACCGCATCGCCTCGATTTCCTTGTCGCCTTCGATTCTGATTCCAGCCTCATCGAGGGCGCCTTGCGTCTGGATTGTCTCGCGCTGAATCTCGGTTTCGCTCCGGATCTGTTCGCGCTGGAGATCAGCAGCATTCCGCTCGCGACTCTGTTGGAGTCCGACCTGGCCTTTGGCTTGTTCGACCTGGAGCTTTCCTTGAATCTCCGCTTGCTTGGCCTGCTCTGCCTGCTGCAATTCCTGGATATGGGCAATCGTTTGCTTGAGAGCACCTTTCAATCCATCGATTGTCTGCTGCATCGCCTGCTGTTTCATGGCCTGCTGCAATTCCCCGGACTTCGGATCGCCAGAATGCTTCTTGAGCCACGCTTGCATTACCTGAGGGGGCCACATGACTTCCTGCAATTGATCGGCGATCTCTTCGGATCCGGCAATATTCTTGAGCCGGACAATCCAGGGAATCAAAATTGCTGCCGCTTGGGGGTTCGTGGTAAGCTGAGACATGCTGTCCAGGAGATCGTCGCGCTGGCTTGCTATGCTCGGACCGCTGGAGATGATGATGCCCAGCTTGGCACCCGCCAGATCCGCGTTCCATGCGCCCTCGGTTTCGCCTGGGCCGAATGAAACGAGGGTCGGCTTGTTGTCAGAATCAAGCGAGACTTGGACGGAATCGTCGTTGAAATACTTGGTGTGTAGGTCAAGCATGATGTTTCCACATAGCTTGAGCTTGGACTTGTGCTCTACCTCGTAGTGGTAGGTGGAGATCGACGACGCGGCCCGCTGCTGCTTGATGGCCTCCCCGCTTGGGGTGTCGATCTTGCTTTGCGCTTGCTGTAGATCAGACGGGAACTGCTGGGTGATCAGATTGGCGGTCGTAATCATCATGTCGGCAAGCTGCATGTACCCGGTTGGAGGCGGGGCTTGGTCAGGAATCTGCGGAACCTGCCCACCTTTCCGGTATCGAGCCACCGGGACCGGCTTGTAGGCTGCGTCAGTCCATTCAGTTTCGTAGCCTTCGATTGATTCATCTTCGGCGATGGTACCAATTCGGGGCCGCGTTGCGATCTGCGAAAGACCTTCAGACAGAAGCCAATTGTACGCCTGTTGGGGGGGCTTGACCAATTCGGTGATGCACGAAATCTTCAGCTTCCCATCGTCACTGACGAAAGAAGGCCCCATTTCCAGAATCAGAGGAAGGAAGGATCCTTTGTATTCGTGATCTTCGGAAAGGATTTCATCATCGGTGAAGTAGATGCAAAAGACAGATTCTCCGTCCTTGATCCACCCTTCGTAATAGGTCACTTCTTCCGTGTCCAGCACGCCATCGGATCCGCGATCATCGCTGTGCAATTCGCGCCGGTCTTCGTCCTCACCGTCCATCGAGCTTTCGTCGTCTCCAAGCTCCCCGATCTTTCCGAGGATTTCCTGGGAAATCTGGGCATGGGGCCAGGATCGCGCGAACTCGATGGACGGCATCTTCGCTTTGCGGATCTGGAACCGAGCGTCGGAGCGGTCAGCCTTCCGGCAGAGGGGGTCGATCAGAACTTGGGTGGGGTCCTGGATCAACTCCAGGACGATCTCATAGCTGGGCACGAGCGTTTCCTGCCCGTCTGGCTCGTCCTTCTCGTAGACGCGGACTTGCCACGCCCCAAGGCCGCCGCGCATGGTCAGCTCGCGCACCTTCGCCGTGACGCTATCGAAATCGCTCTCGTACTGGATGCGCCGGAACACGCCCTGGAGCTTTTGGGCAAGTTCATCCTGCGCTGGGTCGGACGAATAGACGTTGATGCCCGCGGGTGCCTCAAGGCCTGGGTTGAGGGCCTTATAGACGTATCCCTGAGTGATGTTGAACGTGTCGGTGACGCGCCCTTGCCGCTTGGCTGCGTTGTCGCTGGACCACTGCTCTTCACCCAAGGAGAATCGGAGCCAGGACCGATAATTCGAGTGGATCTCCGACAGGAACTTCTCGCTGGAACTCTTGTAAGCCAGCAGTTTGCTGTGGAGTTTTCGCTTCTCGTCGGTCATGATCGCCATGGGTTCTCCTGCGCTTAACCGCTTTATCTAAACCGCTTTAGTCTAAATATACACCTTTTTGGTGCGTTCTCGGGACTGACTTCAGAGCCGAAAACTGGTCGGCACATGCATGGGACACGCAAGCTAAAGCGGTTTAGCTATGCGGATTTTGCATATTCGGTGCTTTTTGTGGCGCGGTGCGGTGTTTTGGTGTAGATTCAGGCTATGAAAGAACCACTGAAGACTGGGCTTGCTCCATACGCTCCATACGCTCCATACGCTGCCGCCCAAGCTATAGATGGCCCCTTTAATGTTGATTGCCAAGAGTATCAAGATCTGAAAGACCTTCTGACTCGTCTCGCTATCCAGCACCTACCGAAGAACGGAATCGCACCAAGTGATGCCGCGCCTGCTAAAGTTGGTGATTATAAGTTCGAAGTTCGCTCCTATCCGTGGGATAAGTCAAATCTTCCTAAGATGTTTCAGTCGTTGAGGGAAGAGATTCTAAAAAACGGATCGAATTTTCAATATAAACGAGTCAATACCAGCTACATTCCTTCCCCCAGTAACGGAATAGATATCGAAGTACCGGGAGCCTATATCTCATGCGTCCGCACATTTGGGCCAACGATCCCAGAAAAGATTTATCCGGAGGAGGCTAAAGTGATGATGTTGATGTGTTTCATGATTAGGCCAGAGCAATGATCGATCCCGACATCGAAGAGATGCTAGCAAAAGCTGAATACAAGCCAATGATTGTTCCGATTGACGGCGAATTCCAGCTTTTCAATGGAGCTTGGTTTGAAGTCTACCGAGGCGGGAAACGTATGCTCATGACCATTGTGCCAGCACCGTCTCCGTGGCGGTGTGCGTTGATTCGGTGCATAGAAAATATTCGGAAGTGGTACCAGCTCAAGCGATGGATTCAGGGCAAGCCTATTCAGGGGATGAGATGAAAGCTGAAGATTGCGGAGCTTGGTCATTCTCACAAAAGATTACAGACTCTTCGCTAGTCGAGTGTTACAAATGTATGACTTATTCGCCAATCAGCGAATGGACAGAAGGATCATCCCCTTGCCGGGAATGCGGATCACATGACGCCATCATTTGTCCCGAGTGCGGGGAGGACCACGACCACACCAGTTCTGCCGTCCTGAATTGCAAGGAGCCGACGCCATGACCCTCCCCCAGCTCATCCGCTCCAAGGAAGTCCTGGAACGCATCCATGTCAGCCGATCGACGCTGGAGAAGTGGGTACGCCTCGGCGCATTCCCGAAGCCCGTCAAGATGGGCGCATGGGCGAAGGGGTGGCGAGAGGCGGACGTGGTGGCGTGGCTTGCAGGGAGGGAAGGGAAGTGAAGATGCGCCCAATCAGAGGCCTGCTTGCGGATGCCATGGCGGAATGCATCGAAGTCCCTGCCACAGCGGAGGGAATGCATCTGGCACTCAATACCTTCTATACTGGATTCCCAAGCCTAAAGAAGAAGCGTGAAACAGGTGTATTCACACTCATCGATCAAGGAAGAGACGAGAGAATAGGATGGGATAGCTATCTACTCTGTTTAAACGGGAAGGCAGAAGCGTATACGAATACGCCAATTCCCGGACTTGAGGTATTTGACAGCTCGGGAGAGTGAAGAATTGACCCCTATCACTTTAAGATTGCTTGAGCAGCCGTCTCCAGAACAATTTTACCCATGCGATGATCTAAAGCCAAAAATAGGAGAGCGCGTTCTTTTGCACGGATTCTTTCTGTGGGAAAACAATTACGTTGAGATAACCAGGGTAGATGATAAAGGGTATTATTACAAGACGATTGCAGTACCAATACATCTTGAAGAGGAAAGAGGTTAAGGTATGAGCCATATCGTACTTGATCTTTCTGATGAAATTCCGGAAGACGAATTTGATAAGATCTGGGAAACCTATTTCACCGAAGGTCGAACAGGTGATTCCATCGCAAAGGAATGCTATGCGCTTGCTGTCAACAAAGCCAAGAATATGATCGCCGATTTCCCGGCCTTCGTCGTTGACCGGTCGAAGCCAGCCCATTGCGCAGTGCCGATCGCGGAACTGGAACGCCTGCGGGCCATCGAAGCTGCGGGTCGCCGCCTCATCGGCTGCTGGAACAATGGGGACGCCTTCCTCGAAAAGGCAATTCCCGCATGGGAATCCCTGGAGAAAGCATTGGATGTGACGCCGTGAACGGTGAAGCTCCTGCATGGCCCCGCTGGCCCACGCGCCCTGAACCTCTGGCGACACCTCCAAGTCCTGGCTCTGGGGAATCAATCAAACTGGAAAGGTTCTTCGGGGTCGTGGTATACAATCCGGAATCCATCCCTCTTCGCCTGACGGGTGATCTATCCTGCTTTGAACCTCGCGGCACTGTTTCCTGCGCACGGATGGGCATCTACACTGGAACACCCGGAGTCTATCTGTAATAGCCTTTGCCAACTAGCCCCACCTGGAGAGCCCAGGGACGGACGGCGCTTCGCAGGACTTGGCGAGCGCTGTTTCTATTTCCCCGCGACCCTCTCGGCGATCCAGGCAATCCCGCGCGCGGTGAACTTGGCCTGTCGCCATGCGTGGGCGTCTTCCCCATGGATCGCCGTTCCCGTGGACACTGCGAACCTGCCCGCGTCGATGTGCTCCTGGTGGGGTGTGAGATCGCCACCGAGGCGGTACATGATCTTGCGGTCCACCAGGAAGGCGGTGAAGGCCTTCTGACCCATGCCGCATTGCTTCCCAGCTTCCCGGATCCCAAACAGGCCACCGGCGCCGGAGAGGAGGTCTTGAGCTGCGACTTTGGGGGCAGCGATGGCGAGGGCCGCGGCTTGCGTGTCGATCTGTCGGGCCTGGTCGGCGGCGAGCTGGAGAGCGTCGGCCAGCGTGGTCGGGATCTGGAAGGGCTGCAAGGCCCTCGCTTCGAGCTCCGCCCACCGGTCGATGATCTTGGCCCGGAGCGGGATGCTGTAGCCGCTGGCCAGGATGAGGGATTCCCGCTTGGGCAGGAGGAAGCACCGCCGGCGCTGGCCTTGGGCGTCCATGTACCCCGATCCAAATCTGGATTCGGGTTCCCCCAGCTGCTGGAGCATTTCCAGGATGTCCCGGCAAACGTGGGCGTGACTCTTGCCGGTCCGCTCCGCGATGTCCCTGGAGTCCATACCCTGCGCTGAAGTCAAGGTATCCAAAGAAAGGGTCGGAATCGGATTCGGGTCTTCTGGGATCAGTTCGAATTGCATCGGTTCTCCAAACGAAAAAGCCCTGTCGAACTCTTCCCCCTCCGTGTGGACACGAGCGCCAAGACGCCCCGAGGTGAAAGAGCCCGACAGGGCCACTTGGTCATGCGTCGGGCAGGTGTCCAGCCTGTGATCCGTCGCGTAGAGGGAAGATACTCTTTCGATTGGCTCTGGTGGAGTCGAACCACCGTTCACGGGATCAAAACCCGTTGTCCTGCCATTGGACGAAGAGCCAAAACCTACCGAATCAGTCCCACCGATCCAGATCGTAGGCGACCCATCCGCCGTCCACAAGACACCGGATACGCAGGATTGAGCGTTCGCGCGGTGAAGCGATTCCCGCCGCGTCAGGCCCGGGAGCCATGCCGATGATGCCTTGCTTGGAATGCGCTTCGATCACGCTCCGGACCTCGTGAAGCTCCGATCGCAGCGTCTCGGGAAATAGGGCGCTTCCCGACTTGGTGGAGTCGTGAGCACCATCCAACAGGAAGAAAATCTCCTCCTTCATCCCGTGGTCCTGGTGGCCGCGCCAGAACGAAGGCGCTTTACAGATGGTTGGCACGTTGGCGAACAATCCTCCGACAAGCCCGAAGCTCGACGCACTGGACCCGCGAACGTAGCGGTAGTAGGCGAATGGATTCCGCGCTTCATCCTTGTCCCAACGAAGCAGCGGCGGAGCGTCCGGGTTGACCGCAGTGGTGATCGCCACAAAGTCGCCAGCGCTAGGGACCATGACCTCCACCCGGGCAGCCGTGGGCAACACAGTCACCAAAAACTTCGAGACGGTCATGCGGCCGGCCGCAAGCTCGCGAGGTGCGGCAACAGGCTTTCCCTTCGGTGCGATGTTCCCGAACAAGCCTTCCGTCTTCATGGGCGATGCTTGGGCGGGACGCCAGATGGCTTCCACCTCGTCCACGGATGCGAACCGGCGCTCCAGCGCCAAACCAAGATCCATCTTTGCGAAGATCTCCTCCGCCCGCTTGATGTTGCCTTCGGTGGGCGCGGCCTGCGGGCGCTGGTACTGGAGTGGCGCCAGTTTCATGTTGAAGTTGCGGACCACAATATCCGTGGACAGGCCCGCGGCGAGATCATCAATCAAGGACCCGATCACCTGCGCGCGCGGCGAGGTCCATCCGGTGGGGGCGGTCGCCACAGCCCGCCAGATGAGGGCGGATCGGCGTTGGCCCTTGGGTTTCAGGGTCTTCAACTCCAGCAACCATTCGGCGTGCACAAGGAATTTCTCCGCGCGCGACACGATTCCCGCCTTCAGGATGCGCACAACCTCCCGGAGCGTTTCTTCCTTGAATTCTCCCAACGCGCGCGACAGGTTCTTGTGGTCTTCGGCGAACACCGCTCGACGCTGGCCCGCGGACTCGATGCTCGACTTGTGGACCAGTCGAGCCGGGATCGTGACGTGCAGGTGGGAGAACCCGCCGCATTCCGCCGTTCCCAGGATGGTCTTGGAGGAAGCGAAGACTCCATCCACAGATCGGCGAAGCACTTCCTTGCGCACCGCTTCCACAGCAGCGCAAAGCTCTTCCGGGATGCTCTCGACGTTCTGCCAGATGGCGGGAACAATCTCGCCACCACCTCCCACCACAACCAAGCCTGCGAACCGCTCGAAGAACTGCTTGCAAGCGTGGCAAGTGTGGTACTGGCGATGCTCGCCCGGGATAGCTCCAAGGTAAATCTCCCAGAGGCCTTCCGTCGGAACCGTCAGAAGGGCTTCACCACTCGCGAGCATTGCCGTGAAATGGGTCTGCAGATCGCCCAGGAAATGGTCGTATGTGACTTCTTCGCTTCGTCGTCGCTCGATTGTCGTTTCCATGTTCTTCCCCTTCTTCAAACCAACCGCCGCCCGGTCGCTCTGGTGGGAACCACTCGTCACCCTTTCGGGATGGAGGCGCGACCGGACGGCTTTGGATAGATCTTCGGCTGACGGTTCCCATCGTCGGCACGGAGTGAATGTACTGCCAGAACCAGAGAAAAGCAAGCGCTGTCCTCGCGCCAATCAAGTCAGCAATGCGGCACTTTTGGATGCCCGCCGCTTGGATGCTGTTCGGGATGTCGAAAGATCGCAAAATCCACTCACGGAATAGCCGATCAACTGTGTGAGTTGCTCGACCTCCTCCTGGGAAAACATTCCCTTTGCCTGTGCGAGCGCGATCTCGTTGAGTCCGAATCCAGTTTCCTGAGCGACCGTGAGCAACTTCCTCACGATCCGGTTCTCCGCGAATCGCACGCATCCATCCTCAGCCAGCACCACCGGCTGCATTTTGAAATTGTACGGCACCTCTACCCCACCTTCGCCGCGTACCACTTCATCGACGCACTTCGGTGTGAGCTTGATTTTCACGCTTGCAAGCCTCAATCTCCGCCTTCGCACGCATCCGCTTCAGACTGCGAATTGCTCCGGTCGCGTCCCGCTTGTAGTTGTGCGGGTCGGTGACCTCCACAGATGACCGCATGGCGAGGATTTGGCCTTTGCGAGGCTTGGGAGTGCGCTTGGGGGTCCCGTCGATGGCGACAGGTCGCTTCGCCTCTCCCAGCTCAAGCGGACCCATCACGCCACCCCGTACACGGTCGCGCGCGCCTTGCCGGTGCGCTGGATCTTGCCGGCGGCTTCGAGGCGGGCAAGGGCGGACTTGAGGGTCGCCTTGTCGAATCCCGTGGCATGTCCGAGGATGGAGGTATTGATGGGAAGTCCGACGCTCTTGAACGCGGCCAGAATCTTCGCGTCCGCCTCCACGGGGTCAACCTTCACCGCACGGGTCCGCGTGGCCTTGGCGGGCTTCTCGCCGGTCAAAGCTGCGATCTCGGCGTCGATCCTGGCGATCTCGGCGCGATGCTTGGCCGCGTCGGCCTTGAGGGCGCCGATGGTGTCGCCCTTGCGCCTCTGGAGTTCGGCGGCAATCTCTTCGGTGGACAGGTCGTGCAGGTGAGACATTCGATTCCTCTTTCTGGTGGGTTCCGATGATTCGGAGAGCGGAAGATACGAACGAATCGAATGTTTCGCAAGATGCTACACCGTTAAAACCTCAATAGAGGCTCGACATCGCTGAATAGTTTACGGGAAGCGGGATCGGCTTCTTTTTCTCCGCCTTGACCAACTTGGAAGTCGCACCGATGGCGTCGAAGGCGTACTGGAGCGCGTCTGAGACATGCGAGTACTCGTTCTTGTCTGGCACGTCCCGAAATCTTTCTTCGCCAGCAATATTCAATCGCTTGTAGCAGTACTTTCCGGCCAGCGCTTTCCGGAGAACCTTGCATCGGGGATGAATCAGGAATCCCGGTTCTCCATCGATCATCCGTCGCATGGATTCAGCGACCGATTCAATCCGGAGCGTTGGATCGTTTGTTGAAGCTGGCTCCGCTTCCACTCCTTCGATCTTGAGGATCTGGAACGGCGTTGTTTCGTCAGTCTGGGCGCGCCCCATCCCTGCCGGGTCACCCTTGATCCCACCGATTCTGTAAGATGACCACTCTCCAGCGAGCTTTGATTTTAAAGGTTGCGAGAATGCTTTGATTCCCATGTCTGTGGCGACCAATTCATCGAACACCCGAACTTGACCCCGTGGGGTTACCTGAATGAATGCAGTCGCTGGAGTCAATCCGAAGTCAATCCCGGCGTAAATTGGTGCATCCTTGTATAGATCGAATTCCTTACACATAGAGGAATCGATGTAATCAGACCATACTGGCTTACCCGTCTTAACAAATCCATATTCAGCATCCACATAGACGCGGATCCAATCTAGAGCCTTGCCTATAATCATACGGTTATAGTATCCCGCAGGAAGGTTTTCGACATTCTCGGCATTCGGCGAGCGTCCACTTGGCTGTCGGAAGAAAGAAAACTCTGGTGGCCGGTCTTCCTCGGCCAACTTGTACCACCAATGGTCCTCGTCTGGTGGGTTGGTGTCCATGATGATCCCGCACCAGCCTTGCCCGCCCTGCATCTTGCTTGGGAACCTCCCCACGCGGCCCGTCAAGCCATCCAGGACGGCCTTGGGGATCTCCCTGGCCTCGTTGATCCATGCGCCCGTTAGCTCCATGGAAAGGAGCTTGGCGACATCGTCAGGCCGATCCAAGGCAAGGAACCATAAATCGAATTCGACGGTTGTGCCGTCCGCCCCCGGGAATCTCAGGAAGTGGCGCGGTGGACCTTCCCCAATCCATCGGCCTTGCGTCTGCGGGATCCATTGGTGCCATGTCGTGATGGTTGTGGTCCGCAGCTCTGGATAGGTGTTACGGATCGCTCCCCACCTGGAACGCCGAATGCCATCCTTCCCCGGAGGCTGGAGCGCGGCCCGTTTCAACATCTCGAAAATACAGGTGGTAGACTTCCCTGATCCGAATGGCCCCATGATCCCGCGCACGAAAGCGTCCGAATCCATGAACGCCTGGGAGATTGGCCCGGATGGGGCGTAATCAAGGCTTGGCATCAAACCTGCCGATATTGACCGTCAAGGCATCGCCAGAATGTTGGATCGCTTGGACAGGCGACCCCTCCTCTCGGTTCGCAAGCCATTCCAGAGCGCGAAGATTCCCCTTCATCGCGGCGACCATCGCAGACTTGACGGCGACCTCTTTGGCGGTGTCGGTGGGCAGGATCTTGATTTCCCCCGCCTGCTGGGATGAGATATTCTTCACGACCCGTGCCCACGCCACAGTCTGCCCAGGCAGCGGCTTTGCCGGTACGGCTGGCGGTGTTGGTGGCTTCGGATTCCGCGCTGGTCCCTTGACTCGGAAAGGCTTCTCTCGTGGCCGTCCAGCCGGTCGCTTGACCTTTGGAGGTACCGCGTTTTTCCTTGGCTTCTTGTCCTTCGCGCCCTTCGTCCTGGCCATCAGATTGTTCCCAGCTCAATCTTGGCGCGGATCGCGGACATCAGAAGATCCGCTTTCACTGCCTTGGAATTCCCGGCGAACCCTAGTCTTCCAAGGAAGGTTGATTTCGATTCGTTGGACTCGAATACCATCTGAAAGGCAAAGTCCGAGTATTTCGCATCCGTGGCACCAACTTCGCCGTCTTGTCCGGCCTTCTGGCCTTTCGCTCTGGCGTCGAGCTTCTTTTGCTTGGCTTCTCCGATGTCCTGCGCGGCGGCTGCATCCATGCCGGAATCAAATCCGAAATCAACGGCGAGGTCTTGGATACTGAATCCCATTTCGCCCAAATCAATCTCGAATGATTCGGAAAGCGACTTGATCGCGTCGAAGTCGAATTCCCCCATGGCGGAGGTATTGTTCAGGAGCACGTTCAACTTGGCTTCAGCCTTGTCGTCCAGGTCCACGACCTTCACGTCGATCTCGAAATCCTTGCCCCGCGCCTCGGAATCCATGATCTCGACGCGCTGGTGGCCTCCCACAAGCCGACCGGTTCGCTTGTTCCAGATGGGGTCCTGGACGAGCCCGAATTCCTTCAGGGACTTCTTGAGGCGTTTCTTGTTGCCCTCGGAAATGCGTCTGGGGTTGTAGGCTGCGAAATCGATCTGCGAACGCTTGATGCGCTCGGTTGGTGCCTGGAGAATCATCGCTCCACCTTTGCGGAAAGATTTGGATCCCACGAACAAGCTCGCTCGAAATCATCCGGGAAGGTGTCGCGCAGCCATCGGGCCGAATCGCCATCGAAGATTGAAATATCCCGGAATCCGTGGGCGTATTCGGGGGCCAAAGGAATCCGGTGCCGCTTGACGTAGGCCAGGACCAGCGCTTGGTTGAACTGCCGGAGCGGATAGAGTGTCTTTTGGGCGTAGTGGATGCCGTCCAGATGAGGCTTGAGCAGGGCACGCCTTGCAAGGCTCTCATCCATCCGATACCCGTAGGCCACCCATTCCGCGCCGTACTTGTCGCGGATCCATTCCCGAACATCACCGAAGGAAAGCGCCTGCCTGCCCCCGTGGATCGCCTCGACCTCTTCCGCCGGGTGGCGATGGATCGAAATTCCGTAGAACTTTTCCCAGGTCGCGAGCTGGGATTGCTGATAGGCAAGATCAGGGTAATACCAGAGGTTGACGAAAACCAGCCGCTCGCAAGGAATGGTCGCCAGAAGAGCATGAGCCATGGTCGCCGCGTCCCGGCCACGCGACACGAAAACCACGATCTTGCCGACTGTGGTGTCTCGGATCCGTTCAGCCGGGAACGCGAGCGATGGCACTTACTTGCCCTTGGCTTTGGCTGCGGCCTTGGCGCGAGCCTTGCCTTTGGAGCCGTAGCCATACTTGCCACGACCACCGCGCCCAACTCCTCCGCCACCAGAATGATCCGACATGATGCCCTCCGTTGTTGGTTTTTTCAGATCTGGGGAATCCAGACCCGCACCAAATCTACGATTTTCGCGGGAGCGGGGAGAGCGCCTAGCGATCCCTTGTGGTTTGGGAGCTTGGTTGAGATTGGGAAATGGATCGCTCCGACCGGCCTGTTGGCCCATTGCAGGCCTTCGCGGACCGGCTCCCAATCGGCGACATATCCGACCACCACCCCAATCGGAAAGAATGCGCCGAACACGTCTCCAGCCTCCCCAATGACGCGAGCCAGGGCCGTCTCCTCCTCCGGGTAGCCCGGGGCATCGTCGCGGTCCTGGCAGGCCTCGAACGCCTGCGCTGCGACAGGGTCACGAGAGCGGAGCCAATCCACGCATTGCCCAAACGGGATCCCGTCAGCCAGAGCCGCATGGATGAGCGTCGGACCAGACAGGCGGAATTTGCGCCGCTCAGCATCGTAGACGCCCGTCAGGAGCGCGGAGGCGTAGGGTTGGCGGATGGTGAGGATGTTCATTTTTTGCCCTCCGTGGCCGCGACGACAACCCCGCGCAGCCATTCCTGCCAGCTCATTCCGGCAGATTTTGCGGCCTGCTCAGAGGCGAGCAGGAGCGAAACAGGCCAGATCGGACGCCGAACGACCACGGTAGGCTCTGTCGCGATCCTAGGCCGTCCGACGGGCCGTCTCATATCTGGGTTGCCTGCCATGCAGCGTAGGCCCGGCTGTAGCTCGCTGCGGATCCCTGCCAAGTCTTGGGGTTGGGGCGATCTCCGAGCTTTTTCCAGGCGGGGATTTTGGTTGCGTTGCTCATGATGTCTCTCCTGTTTGAGGTTTCGGCCATCTCTTGGCCTCCCAATTAATTTATCCTCCACCGCCGGGAAAAGCAACAACTATTTATCCTCCCACAAAAATATCTGATAGGCAAAATATACCTACTTGACATTTTGTTCGTTGCCGTAAAAATACCATAATTATCTGGATAATTCTACTTGATTTCGCTCGAATTATCGTCGCAATAATGCCCGAAACTGCCGAAACTGCCGAAACCTACTGCGTGGACAGTGGGTGCGGATGGATGACGCGCCCAATTTCATCTTGCGATGGGGTGGTGGTTTTTGCTTTCCGATAGATCATTTTCCCGCATAAATGTCTTTCTAGGCTTCCAGGGAAATAATCAAGATAAAGAATGAATCCTTTATGCTTCCAAACGACTTCGATCCATTTAGGCAAAGCAAGATGCACTGTATCTATTGGTCCATCCGAGACAACTTGCTGCATCATGCCTCGTTCAGCTTCTCCAAACTCTCTAACGAAGTTCGGTGTATAGCATCGATCAAATTCTAAGCTAGTACGATCTGTGACTTCAGATAGTACTAATGCGATATGCGGATCGATAATTTCCAGGAATTCCGCTTTGATCTTTTCAATCTCATTTTCCATCTTTCCACTCCTTCAGAAGCTCCTTGAGCACCTGTTCCGCCTTCTCCCTCTGCTCTTCGGTTGATGGCGTGAAGATCTCGCCTAGCGCGGCAAAGAATGCTTCAGATGGTTCATCCTTCTTTGCCTCATCCGCCCACATTGGGCCGCCTCGTCCACAGAGGTAGTCGATCCGATTCAGTCTTCCCGGCTCGCGGATCTTTTCTTCCCCCTTCCACTGCCCGCAGAATTCATCTCCATGAATCTTAGGGAAAAGTCCCCAATATTGATCGCACTCTACATTGTCAAGCTGGGGAGGGTTTGCATGACATCTTCCATAATTATTCGCCAATGGTTTCCACCACTTGCACGTCGCGCAGTTATTCATTCCAGTACCTCCCGTGATAGTATCCGACTGCATAACAGGATAAGCCAGCGATAATGCTAAGGATTACGCCTAACTGACTCACTCCTCCCCCTTCGCCGTCTCCAGCTCGTCCACAAATCTCGGCTCGGTATTCTCGCGCAGCCATTGCGTTTGCTTGGCTTGTTCCGCCGACCTCGCCGCCGACCTCGCCGCCGACCACGCCTCCGCCGACCACGCCGCCGACCTCGCCTCCGCCGACCACGCCGCCGACCACGCCGCCGACCTCGCCGACTCCGCCGCCGACCACGCCTCCGCCGACCACGCCGCCGACCTCGCCGCCGACCTCGCCGCCGACCTCGCCTCCGCCGACCACGCCGCCGACCTCGCCGCCGACCTCGCCGCCAACTCCGCCGCCGAAAGCTCTTCGTTCGTCGCGCTCCCATCCAACCATTTCCGGCGCGTCTCGACTGCAATGCGGGGTCGGTGGTCATCCGGTGCGAATGCGTACCAGTTCGGAAGCGCCCGTTCTGCGCAATCGCAGGCGAAAAGCCACTTCTCGCGATCCGTCAGGACGCCATCGCAGAGGTAGGTCCAGATGGCCCAGTCGGGTTTGGCAGTCTCCAGGATTTCGCGGATGGTGGCGCAATTCTGCGAGGCCCATTTGTAGCCTTCATCGCAGGCTTTGTTTGCCCTCAGCCAGTCGCGTGCAGTTTTGTTCAGCTTGAGTTTCATGTTCTTCTCCCCACTCCCTCTCCGCCAACCTCCCCTCGTCCCACTCGTCCCGCGTCCAGATGATCCGCGTTCATGCCGGATCGTCCGTGATTTCGCGGCCAGTGTTGATCTCGACGCGCCGGCAGCGATCGTCCCAAAGCTCAATCATGCCGTAATCCTTCTCAGCCGTAATCGGGAGTTCGATGCCGAAAACCTTGCGGCACCACGATTTGATGGCCTTCTCTGATTCTACACGCTCAGGATTCCCAGATGACACCCTGGCGGTGAAGATCTTGACGACGTATCCGCAGATAAGCCAGCCCCGGACGCGCTGGACCATCAATGGAATCGGCTCCCCGATGTGGGCAGCGCCTTTCCAAAAATCATAGATTGCCAAAGTTCCATCCAAATCAACTCCAATCCATTCATTCATCTCGTCTCTCCTGTTGTTGTGTTCTGCGAATACCGCACTTCGTAGTCGTTCGCCCTCGCGATGATGTGCGCCACGTCCCACAGATCTTCCGTCCACAGGATGCGCGGCCTCAATTCCTCGATGCCCCGTGCGGGCGCTGGGAGGGGCCTTGCGGGGGTCGGGGCGTTCGGACGGTCAATCATACGACTGCGCCTCCGATCCTTCGCCCTTGCCAACCTTGACGACAGGCGGAGGCCGAAATCCTTCCGGCGCGGGAGGGATCTTCCACTCCAAATTGGAGGCCTCGTCCTTGCTGACCTCCCAAAATCGCATCCGATACCGCTGGGTGATCGGTCGGCAAACATCGCGAACGTCGTCGCGCAATCGAGCATCCCGTGCCCTGGGATGCGGCAATTCCTGCTCTTCCCATGGTCCTAGGTCCTCGACCCTCGCGAGCCGTCCGGCGTATTGCGGATCGCGAATCCTGGCCCAGGCCAGACGCTCGAGCTCTGGCGTGAAGTACGGCGCGAACCAGAGGACGCGATTTCCAGAGCGTGCGATGTAGATCAATCGGCGCTTGGCCGTGCAGACCCCGCAAAGAAGCGCGAGCCCGAGTTTCGGTGGCGGGATTGGTGTGGTGACGTTCTCGGGATTGTCGGTGAAATCCTGGCACCATGTTCGCCAGCAGGCCGGACAAGTCCCGTTGAGGCGAAAATGCCGGTGCTCGCCGACGATGCGCTCTCGCATCCATTTGATTCCGTCGATTGGTGCCTCAATCATCGCGCTGGCCTCTTTCGGTTTTCAATCTCTCGTGATACCCATCTTTGGCAATCTGCCTTCAATACGGCTCGCCAATCTTGAATTCCTTTCCATCCGCGCCCATCGTGGGTATTGAATGATTCGCGCCAACGATCTTCCCCCCATTGGAATCTTGGTTCTTCCGGGAATGGAATTGATCTTGTAGCCATCTCCGCACAGAATGCGAAGTATTCTTCGCGGGTTGGGGGATCTACTAAAATTGTTTGTTTAGGCGGGGGGAAGATTCCCCTGTAATGTTTTTCAACAGATGATTCGATCCAAAGAATTGCAGCATCTGGAGTTATTCCGGCTTTCTCAAACTTTCCAAATGAGAGTTTCGCGGATGCTTTCGTAACGCGCTCTTTCCGCTCGTGCCGATCTGTGGTCCATATATGCCATGCTGCAATGAATTCCGGCGTCTGAAATTGCAGCGGGATCATGTCGTCCAACTCGTCGGGTTGGAAGTTCGGTTTTTTTGTCGTTCGTCTTGTTGTTTCTTGGAGAACCTTAGAAGGAGTACCTTGAGGGGAGTACCTTACTGTCCCGTTTGGGGGGACGGGTGGGTGTCCCGTTTGGGGGGACACCTCCTGTCCCGTTTGGGGGGACAGGTCCTCATTTGGGACGGGTGGTAACCTGTCCCGTTTGGGGGGACGGGTAACCCCCTCAACCTGTCCCTTTTGGGGGGACGGGTTCCAGTGGCTTTCTAGGGTGATTCGGTAGATTGTTGGGCACCCGATCTTCGATTCCCGCTCAAGCATTCCACGGGATTCAAGCACCCTAATTGCGGTGAATAGGGTATCTCGCTTAATCCGGCAAATTGTCGCCATAGATTCGGCGCTGGCATAGCATTCGCCGCCATTGGCGCGGCGGGAGATATGGCAGAAGACGCGGAACTCCTGTACCGTCAAACCAGCCTCATCAAGGCTGGAATGGATGAAGGATGATCCGTCTTTCTTCTGCTCTGGATTCACGCCGCTTCCGCCGCTTCTGCTGCTGCTTCTGCCGCATCAATAATGGTTATTGCTCCCTCTATCGCTTTTATCGCAACCTCAAAAACGATTCCAGCATCTCTACCCATCTGGCGGGCGGTGTAGGCTGTAAACGTCCGCAAAAACTCTTCTGGCGAGAAAGAGACGCCTGAGCGATTGAAGCACTTATGGACATAAGGCCCTACTTCCCTAGCAAAAGAAACAAAATCCTCTGTTTCTTTGTGGCAATCTTCACAAAGAACAATAAGGTCATTTTCTTCGCATTCCCAAATCTTCTTTCCTTTTGGATACCTCTTGTGGTGGACGTGGAGCGTCTTCTCTGTGTCATCGCAAACACAACACCTGAATTCAAACTTCTCAAGCGTCTTTAACCGCATCGCCTGCCACTTCGGGTGTTTGTACTCGTCAGCCTTGGTCATCGTATCCTCCAGACAGTATCCTCCAGACAAACGCCCCCTGGGGTCCCTGGTGAGACTGGCCACCATCCGGAGACGGTGCAGGGCTGCCCAGGGGGCTCAGGTTGTCGTCGGGCGGCTTCGGGTCTCACTCCGGGCCGCTATGGTTTCCCCGTCTTCCCGAGGTGCCAGCCGGTGTACGGCGTCAAGTCCGAGGTCTTTCCCTCGCGTCAGCCGGTCCACTACCAGCATGCACCGTCTATCCGGCGTGTCGCTCGCGTCCGAGCTTCCCCAAATCTACTTCCCCGCGCCGTCCCGCGCAACTACTTCGCAGGCCAGATCGTCACTGGCAGGCCCATCGCGGCCATGTGCTTCGCGGTCCGGTTGAACTCCTTCGTCCGGTGGCCCTTCGCGTCCTCGATCACCTGGACGCCATCCCGCAGGTAGACGAAATCCGCCTTGTAGGCGCCGATCTGGACGCCCTGGACGAGGAGAGGGAACTTCACCCCGTGCCGTAGCCTGGAAATCTCCCCGACCCGTTCCTGGATCCTCAGATCGTTCCACCGCCGGAGCTCCAACCCGCTGTCGAACGTCTCGCCATCCTGGACGCGCTTCCGGTTGCCCATCTTGGACCGCTTCCGCTCGCCGCGGATCTGGGCAAGGGCGGCGGCGATGTCTTCGGGGCTGGAATTCACCATCTCAATTCCCTCCTCAGTGCCGCGATTTCCCGCCGGCGGCGCCATGCTTCGGCCTGGGCAACTTTCCCCTCGCCAAACCGGAAGTCTCCACCATGCTTGAATTCGTGGAAAAGCCGTTCCTTCTCAGCAAGGATCGCAGCGACCTTTTGCGGGTCTCGTGGGCGCGGTGGGCGCCATCCGCTGTCCTCGAACTCGTCGCATTCCAGGATCAGCCCGGACGGGTCGTCGCACGGGCAGCATTCGTGCCCGCACGCGCTCCCGTGGACGCACTCCTTCCGGCTCATCGGCTCGCCTGCTCGTCGTGCTCGGTGGGGGTCATCCGAACAGATCCATCTGGTCGCGCTCCGGCTTGAGGCATCCCGGCGAGAACCAGATCCTCTCGCGGTCGTCCGCCCCCTGGTAGCCGCCGCCTTTGGCCCACGTCTCGATAGTCCATCCCATCAGCTCCAGCTCGTTGTGCTCCCCGTCGTGCCCGCAGAGGGCAATCCGGAGCATCGGGTCGCCGCCGTTGGCTATGCACCACGCCCGGACATCGCCGGAGACTGTGCTGGAGTCGTGAGCGTACACCGCGCCGGTCAGCGAGTACGGGGGATCCAGGAGCACGGCAGCAGGTCCGTTGCGTGTCATGGTGCCGGGCGACATGATCCGCTCCCAATCCCCGCAGCACACGCGAGCCTCGCCCATACGCTCCTGGAGTTCGCGGAACCACTCCTGGAGCCATTCGAGCTTCCGGTTCACGCCCTGGCCACCATTGCCGAGGTGCGGGAGCTGCCGGTTCACGCCCTGGCCACCGTCGCCGAGGTGCGGGAGCTGCCGGTTCACGCCCTGGCCACCATTGCCGAGAGTCAGCGCGGGAGTCCCGTCATCGTCCGGCTCTGCGTGCCACGGGCCGTCACCAGCGCACCAGCCGCTGCCAATCCAAGAACACGCACCCCAGATCCACCATCCAGCCGTGCGGGGCTCACAGTAGGCGGGATCAGCCATGAGTCGGCCCGCCAACTTCGCCGCGTTGGTGACCAGCCAGAGATGGCGGGCGTGCAGGTCACACTCGTTGACTGGATGAAGCGCCGCTTCCGCCACTGCTTCTGGATCCTCTGCCATGGAGCGCCAGACGTTCGCGATATTTCCATCCAGGTCGTTCACAGTCGCCCATCCTGCGTATTCCGTGGGCTGGTTGAGCCAGACAGCGCCAGAACCGAAGAAAGGCTCGACGTAGTTTCCGCAGTCGGCACCGAATCGCGACCAGATGAGTTCAGCGGCTTTCGATTTGCCTCCAAAATAAGGGAAAGGGGCCTTCACCACGTCACAACACCCGTCAGGCCAGCGGCGAAGCACCAGTACGCCCCGCGCCTCCAATTGCCGTCCACAAAGTACGGCACGGCGGCGCAAAGATCCAGCGTCAGGAGGATCGACGGGAAGATCTGTTGGCGGGTCACTTCCGCACCCCAATGCTCTTCGCCTTCCTAATCCGGTTCGTCAAACTCTGCACATCATCCCCGCGGGCCGTCGCAAGCTGTGCCTGGAGATCGCGGATCGTGCTGGCCTTCTCCTCAGTGGTGCGGAAGGCTCGCGGGAGGTGGACGGTAGTGCCGTAGTAGAGGTTCTGGAATGCCATTAGGAGTCCGCCTCGTCCACTGCGAGGAGTAGAGCGTCTGCCGCCGCATCGAGTCGGTCCAGCGCTTTTTCGAACTGCTCGCCTCTCACCGTGTACGAAAAACGTTGCGCGTCCCGCCATGCGACCGCGGCGAGGACAATCTTTTCTGCTTGTGCCGGGGTCACTTCCGTAACCCTTGCACCACGATCTGCCCCATGATCTTCTCCTTCGGTCCAAGCGCTTTCAGCCCAATAACATCACAAAGGACCGACCGTTCAACCGACTGCGCCAGTGTTGCCCATTCATCGCGACGCAACGTCAGGTCCACGCGGATTGTGACGAGATCCGTTATTGCCTCAGTGCGGATGACGCCTGTTTCCAAGCCATCCTTTGCGATGCGCTTGCCGGAACTCATGCGAACAGAGCCCGCGCGCATCCATCCACCGCGTCCTGTTGCGGAGTGGTCAGGATGTCGCCGAAATTCGGCCTGCGCGTCTTGGCAAGTTTGGCCCGCTCGCACAGATGTGCGTCTGGTCCCCAAGCCTTCTGGGCGCCCTCGAACATGGGGCACTTGGCGTAGCAGGCCACGGATGGAGGGTATTCGGTCTCGCCGGCGTTCACCTCCGCACTCCCAGTTTCGTCCCCGCCCGCACGCTACGCCCGCTGACGCTCCCATGCCGAGAGTCCCAGTAGTCGACGAACGCCGCTTTCTGGGCCTCCTTGATTGCGTGCGCCCGGCCTTCTGGCGAGTGGTAGAGCAGGCGGACCGGGACGGTGATCTCCACGATTTCCTCGATCATCCTGGAGGCCTTCACCCGCGCACCGCACTTTCCCGCGCTTCGAGGAAGCGGATGATGTCGGAGACGAAAATCCAGCGCTGGACATGGCTGCTTAGAACCACTCCATCTGTCCCGTACTGGATTGCTTTACCGATCATGCATTGCGCTTCCAGGAGGGTCCAGACGGGACAGAACAAGTTCGCAATCCTGGACTCCGGCTGCACCGTCTCGATCATGGCCCCGGAGAGGTCGGCCACGATTTCGCGGACGCGGGTGGAGATGGGGGTCATCAATGCACCTTCGTTCCGTGTTCGCGCATCGGCATAAGCACTCCAATCCATCCGTCGCCCCTGATGGGGATCTGCTGAAGCGGGGACGCTCCGTGACAGATCTGGATCGGTCCCGGAAGGATCGCGATGCGATGGAGGAGAAAGGAGTCGATCCAAGCGGGACCGAATGCCACCGCTTCCGAAATCTGCACCTTGCCCGTCTTTCCGCATTCCAGGCATCCGCCTTCGCCGTCCTGTTGGCCTCCAGTCGATCCAGTCCCGTCGCACTCCTCGCATTCGACCGTGTAGTCGTGCGATCCTCCATGCCAGTGGTGCGTCAGCTCGATCTCTCCATCTCCGCCGCAGGATGGGCAAGCCTGTTGTTTTCCTGTGCCCGCGCAGTCGGGACAATCGCCTTCGCGCATCGGAATTGGTGTCGGAAGATCTTCCCACAGGGTAGCCGCCCGCTCGACATGAGCGTCGATTGCGGCTACCATCTTATCCAGGAACGTCAAGTCCTCGGAATCAGGAGCGTTTGTTGCGGCTCGGATTCCGATGTTGCCATCGGTCACCCATGCAAATCCACCTTTGACGATGACGCGATTGATTGGCTCGCGATCCTCGTGACAGAACTTGGCAAGTATTTCGATCTCCATCTCCCCCTCCATTTCTCCCCTTCGGGAATCCGCGCCGTCCCCATCGAAGAGGCCCCGCTTTCTGGGTGGCGCGTGGCGCTACTTGATTGTGGTCGTCTTGTTCCCTGGGATCGCTTCGAAAGCGCACTTCATCCCAGCTTCGACCATTTCTGCATAAGCAATTTCCGTCGCGCTCGCATCTTCACGCTTCAGATTGTCGACCTCGACGTGAAGGATTTTCCCCTCTTGCTGAATCCTTGCGATCAAGTAGACCATCTCTCTACCTCCCCTGCAACCGGCAGGCGCGGTGCTCTCGCGAGCGTGCAATTCTCCCGAGCACGGAACTGTACCGCGTCGGGATGGCTCACTCCCCCACAAAGCAATGGGAGTGGTGCCGTCAGATCCCGCCCCGGCACCGGAAGAATACCGGGCCGGGGCACCCTTCGCGCAGGGATGTACGAAGAAACCTGCGCGTCGAGGTCAAAACTCCATTTGCTTCTCCGCCCACGCCGGAAGATCGAGCCGACGGAACTTGACCACGTCCACCAACCCCAGCGGGGAAGCGATGGCGGCGGCGATCTCCTCGACCCGCTCGACGGTGACCTTCCAGCACCAGAGGAGACAGGTTTCGTCAATCTCGACCACCTCAACCCTTGGGAACATGGTCCCGCTCTCGGCCAGCAGGAACGACACGCGAGGCTCTTGGATTCCCGCCTCCCGCGCGAGGCCGAAGAAAAGCCCCGCCTGGAAGCGGTACCGGGAGCGGATGAAGTCGCGGTCGAAGCTGGCGAAATTTCCGCCGTTGAGGTACTTCAGGTCCGGGAAGTGCGAGCCGATCCGGATGTCGGGCCGCGTCTGGACCTTGAGGCCCGCGATCTCTCCGCGCAGGGTCACTTGGAACTCGGCGACCTCGTCACCTCGCACCGCTTCGATGGCCTCGCGAACCCGTGGGAGCGTGACGCGGATCTGCTTTTCCTGTTCGCTGGACAGAATCTGCTTTCCGCCGTTCGCCTCCACCCATGCCTTTCCTTCCTTCGTGCGTCCATCGAGTCCTTCCGGCTTGACTGCGAACTTCTCCGCGAACGCATCCTCGCCAGCGGTCAGCAGGAGGTCGAGAGCCGACCCGCCCGCCATCGCCGCCGACCCGCCCCCCTGGTAGGCGCTCTCCAGGTGTTTCGCGCTCCACGCCTCGCGGGACATAGAATCCCAGTCGTCCAGCGCGGATGAGCCCAGAAAGCCGGGGATGGCGTAGTCCTTCCAGGAAAGATCGCGGATGAGTTCGGCGGTCATGCTCGCACCGCTCGGAAAATCTCCCGCGTGATCTCGATGTCTGTCATCGCGTTGTGCAGGCCATTCGCTTCGGTCAATTCCTGGACGCGATCAAATTCGAGAACATGGTTCGCAACTGTCCCGAGCTTGAAGTTCTCCATTCCAGCCCGCTGGTCGGCGAGCTTGAGGAGCGCGAGCCCCATCACATCCACCGTGCCGGACCAGAACCACGACCCGAAGAACTTGTCGCCGTTGCGCTCGAACAGTTGCCGGACGAACTCGTTGTCGAAGGGCGCGTTGTACCCGCTGAAAATCGCTTTGTCCGCCTTGTCGAACTTCGAGACGTGCGCTCCCAGGAAATCCACGAAATCATGGAAGGCGTCCGGTTCCGGCTTGAACCCTCGGATCTCCTCGACCGTGTGGCCGGAGATCTCCAGAGCCTTCGCATCGCAAGCACAAGTCGAGGCAGGCCGAACGAATGTCTCGAACCTTCCCGCCTCCACGCCGTCGATCTCCATGATGGCCGCGATCTGGATGATCCCGTGCCGCTTGGCGTCAAGTCCTGTCGTCTCGGTGTCGATGAAACAGATCTTCATGGCGCCATCCCTTCCAGGCCAGCGACGGGCGCGGCCTTCGTGCGGCCAGCGGCCAGCTCGCGAGCCTTCTTCTGTTCGGGTGTCTCGGCGGGCGGCGCGGGCGGCTCCCCGTTCGGCCCCTTGCCCTTGGAGTCCATCACCTCGCGCCATGTCGTCTCACCTTCCTTGAGGGCGTTGAACAGGTCGCGCAAGGTCTGCTGTTCTTTCGCCGTCAGGAGCTTGGCGTCGTGACCCAGGAAGACCTTGAGCTGTTCGACCGACACGCCCTGCCGACCGAAGGCGTCGAAGATCTGCTTCTTCGCCCGCTCTGGATCCTGGGCGTCCCGATTGGCTCGCGTCGTCCAGCACTCCTCCATCACCTCGTCCAGGATGTCTCCAGGGACCAAGCGGAGGGAGAGCGTCCGATACGCCTTGGACACCAGCGCGTTGACCTTGTTGAGGATGTCGTCGTCGGATGCGCGAACCGTGTGGACTGGCTTCCCGTAGGAATTTGTCCGCGTCGAAAGCGCCTTCTCGCCGTCCTTGAGGAACGACCGCTCGACCGTCTTCGCGACCGTCACGTCGGCAGGCCATGTCGTGTTGGACTCCAGGTCGGTGGCAGATACGCGGATGATGCGCCGGTCGGCGTCGTCAAACACGGTGATCGCCTCCACGATGCAATTCCCCATCGCACGCACGGCGGCTTCGGCCAAGCGGATCGACGGGCCGGTGGGCCACTTGGATTCGTCCTTCCCGATGGGCTTTCGGTAGATCGCCACATCCGCGAAGCCGGGGCGCTTGGCGTCCTTGATGAGCCGTTCGCGCACTTGGTCCAGGTCACGGGGCCGGGCAAAGGCGACCGTGTACCGGGCCTCCACCAGTGCCTTCGCTTGGACGGCAAGGACGGAGGAGGAGGTTTCGACAACGGCGAGCGCGGTCGATTCTGTTGTGGTGGGTAGCTGGTCGTTCATCCCTCGCCCCCTTCAGCGCCCGCCTCGTCCAGCAGGTCCGGCGCCCGCTCGACCGGCTCGACATGGATACCCTGGTAGCCCAGAGCGCGGACCGTGGGCGCGTCGATGGGAGAGGCGTCCCAGGTGGTGGCCGACGCGATGGCGAGCGCCTGAGCTCGCGTGCTGGCCTGGACGATGCGCGGGGGCAAGCCCTCGGCTTTGGGGGAGAGGAGGTAAGGTCTGATGCTCATGATTTGGCTTTCTGCTTGTTCTGGAGGTCGGGGCGCCCGAGGTCGGGGCGCCCGAGGTCGGCGGGGGTGAGCTCGTAGCCATCGTGAGCGGCGACCGACAGGATTCCGTCGATCCGACCCGTCGGGGTTCGCCTGTGGCCATGGATCAGGCTGGAGAGGTAGCTCTCCCCAATGAGCAGGTATTTCGCGAGCGCCGGGCGCTTGCGGTCCTTCCAGTCGGTCGCTTTTTTGCTCCAGGGTTTGGCCTGGGGCGGGTTGTCACGATGCGTCGCCATGATGGATCCTCCTGGGCTTCTGGCCCTCCAATCAATCTAACGTGGTGGCGACAGAAATGCAACTATTTTGATCTTTTTTTGGGACTCGCAAAAAAGTGAAAAAAATGTTTGCTTTCCGCTTTTTTCGAGGGTATGTTATAGGAGTCGGGGCGAACAACCCCGGCCCTCTGGTCGAGGACGAAACAGGAGAGACATCATGAGCAAGCACACATACATCATCGCCGCACGCAACGACGCATTTGGCACTGAGGGATCGACTGCATACGTCGGTACGGAGCGCGGCGCTCGCAGGGCGGCAAACAAGATCGCCCGCCTCGCTGGACATGGATGGACCGCCGTCGTCCACCTCTGGACCGAGAGCTACACCCCGGCGATCTAACCCCTCCGCCCTCCCCACGGAGGGCAACCCCCGGCCCGGCCCGCATGGGCACGTCTCTCCAGACATGCGGGAGACCACGGGCCGGGCACCACTTGCACCACACCGCGCCCGGCGGATCCGGGAGAAGGAGATGAAATGCGTCTTTTCCTCAAATTGCTCGCCGTCGCCACGCTGGCCGGATTCCTGGTCGCTTGGCTCGGTTTCGTCGGCCCATGGTGCATCAGCTCCATCCACACCGAACTCGTCATCGGGTGGTCGGTTGCGACCGTCATCCTTGTCCTCATTGGCATCAGCATCCTCGCGCAGAAGCTGACCGCCTTTTTCAAACCGCGCACCATCGAAGGAGAATCGAAATGAAGAGTCGAATCTTGGGATTGTTCTTGGCCTTGCTGGCCGTTCCCGTGCTGACTGGCTGCTACGAAAAAGTTCCCGCTGGGAACGTGGGCATCAAGATCTACCTGCTGGGCGGATCGAAGGGCGTGGACCACGAGGTCGTCGGAGTCGGTCGCTACTGGATCGGCATGAACGAAGATCTCGTCTTGTTCCCGACGTACCAGCAGACCTACCAATTCACCGCTGCCACCACCGAAGGAAAGCCGGTGGACGAATCGTTCACCTTTCAGACCTCGGAAGGGCTGTCGGTGAACATGGACATGGGCGTATCCTACCAGATCGACCCTGACCATGTGGCCGACCTCTACCAGAAGTTCCGCAAGGGCCCGGACGAGATCACCGAAGGGTTTTTGCGCAACATCATCCGTGACGATCTGAACAAGCTGGGTGCGAAGGACTCGATTGCCGGAATTCTGGGCGCCGGGAAACAAAAGATGTTCGACACCCTGCAATCGCAGGTAGCCGCCGACGTGAAGATGATCGGGCTGAAGAACCTCCGCCTGTTCACGATCGGCGAACTTCGCCTTCCGAAGACCGTCAAGGATGCCATCGACGCCAAGATCACCGCGAACCAGAAGGCGAACCAAGCGCAAAACGAACTTGCCGTATCGCAGGCCGAAGCGGCGAAGGTTGTGGCCGAAGCGCAAGGGCAGGCCCAAGCCAATACGCTGAAACAGAAGACGCTCACGCCGGAACTGATCCAATGGGCCGCAATCGAGAAATGGGACGGCAAGCTCCCGAACGTCTCGGGCGGCGCGATTCCGTTCATCAACGTCAAGTAGCCCCCACCCTCTCCCCGGATCAAGTACCGAGGGGAGGGGATTCACCATCGTACCACCACCAGGAGACAGAAAATGTCATATCTTCCGCCGAAAATCCTCGTCGAGTCCGTCAAAATCACCAATCTCATCCACGAGGGCGGCAACTACCAGACAGTTGTGGAGTATGCCCAGATGGAGGGTACGAACCACCAGTACCGCAGCGTCGTCACGGTTACCGACATCTACTCCATTGTCCTCGTCCAAACGCTCCTGGCGGCCCTGGAAACGGCGCAGAACAGGACCGCGGAGCTGGAGGACGCGGCCACCAGCGCGAAGGAGCGGTACGAGGCTGACCTCCAGAGCCTGCGGGACGAGCTATCCCAGTCCAACCGACGCTTGGACGCGGTGCTCATCGCGGCGGAAGACGGGACCCTGATGGTTTCGAGCGCCATCCTCAGCGCGACAGAGCTTCCGACTACAGCGGAGATTTCGGACCAGGAAATTCTGGACACGCTCGCTGCCGCTGGCCCACAGCAGGATTCCGGCTCGGCGCTGGTGGGGGTGGAGTGCTATGTGTGGGGGAATCCCGAGCATCCAGAGATCGGAGTCCAAGGCCCATGCAAAATCGACAAGTTTTGCCCCGAACCCGGAGCCCCAGGATATTACGAAGTTTGGGACAAATCAATCACCGGCTGTTGCTTCGATCACGCCCGTCCCGTCGCCCTGGGCCTCCCCTCATGATCCCCCCACGCCACGCCGACCGCCTCGCCGGTGGGATCCTCCTCCTGGTCGCCGTTGCCGCCCTTGCTCTCCTGGGTGGGATGGTCCGGGATGCGTGGAGGTACTACCACCCCGCCCCGAAGCCCGCTCCGGTTGCCGTCGTGCGCGTCTACCGCGTCCCGCCGGTCTGCGAATACACTCCCCTGGCCGTCGTGTGCCGGGATTCTTCCAACGTGAAAGACAGGAACTGACATGAGCATCGAAACTACGTTCGAGAAGATCGGCGAAATCGCTGCAACCGAATTGCTCTGGTTCTACTTCGACCAGAACAACAGCGGGGGCCGATTCGTCCAGGATGAGAATGTTGGGGAGGGCGTACTTGTCCAGGATTTCTCCGCCGAAAAAGCCATCGAGCGAGCACGGGAATTCATGGATAATTCCGACTCTTGCCCGTGTTGCGGTGACCGATGGTCTCCAGAGTACGTCAAGGACGAAGATGGCACCAGAGATCCACTGATCTACGACAAGCCGCTTTCCGAGTGGAAGCCATTCCATCACAACGGATATTGTGTCCTCCACCACTTTGGTGGCAAGGTAACGAGGTATCCGGAATGATCCACGGCCACCTCACCTCCACTGACGCCATCCTCGCCTCCGCCATCGCCCGCGAGAACCGGGAGGGGGACGAGGGCGAGGCGTCGAGGAGATGCCAACCGGCACGCGGGTCGAGCACGACGGGAAGGTCTTCGAGGTTGTCCTGGCCCCGCGATGCTTCCCGAAGGGCTCCTGCGCCGGGTGCGCATGGTGCGCCGTCCTGGAAGGTCCGCTGGACTCCTGCGAGGCCGGTGGACGGAACGATGGGCTGGACGTGGTGATGCGCGAGGTGACGGGATGACCTGGGAAACGAAGAACCCACCGAAGAAGACGGGGCGCTACTTGGTCACGCTACAGACCTCCCTCGGCAGGCAGGTCCGCCAAGCGGATCGGTACGAGCACGGCGGAAGCTGGCTCTGGAGCATTCTTCCGGACGGAGGGTACTCCCACGAGGTGATCGCCTGGATGAAGTGTCCGCAACCCTACGTCGGCCAGCCATGAAGTACACGATCACCGACAACCCGGCGACCGCTTCGCGCTACTTCATCGAGGACCGGGCGGAGGACGTGGGTGCCGCGTACTGCGTGAACCGCCGGAATGTCTGCTTCCGCACCGAGGCGGGAGTCGGCGCGCCGGGGATCGTCGTGCGGATCTTCGCCGCCGGTGGGGATCCCATCGAGGACCGGATCGGCTGGCTGAGAGAGCGGCGAATCACATCACGGCGCAAGGTCGCCAAGGAGGTCGAGAATGAAGCATGAATCCCCACCGCTCACCGAAGCGGAGATCGCTTTCCACAAAGAATTCGCCGGACACATCGCCAGCGGTACGCCCGTGACGATGCCGGACCTGCTGGACCAGAACGGGACGGCGGCGGGGATGCTGGCGACAGAGGGACAGCAGAAGGCCATCGCACGCGGGGATGTGGAGGGGCGGGCCGTGCGGGCGGAGGCCGAGGTGGAGCGGTTGCGGGCGGGGATCGAGGACGCATTCACGAGATGGGCTGGATACTATGTTGGCGGACCCGACGCACAGGCGCTCGATGTGCTTACCCGCATGTGGCAAGAATTGACGCGGATGGATAAATCTCTCCGATCCCTCCTCAGCGCGCCCACCGAGGCGGGGCGGGAGAGATGAGCGCGAAAGTTGTGCAGGGAGGTGACGGCGCATGGCGGACGTCCCCTGGATACGAACGGCTATGGGCATGGTTTGGCCTATCCCGCGCCTCATGGATCGTGATTCCCAGGTCGGTCGCCCACGAGATGCCGGATGACTGGCAGATGAAGTTCGCGGCGCTCCTGGAGGAATACGACGAGGCGATCCGTGACCAACCGGAAGACCTGGAGGACGTGACGCCTTACGTCGTTTGCAGGCTCGGAAAACGCTTCGCCAAGTGGCCCCACTGGCTGCTGAATTACCGCCATCCAAACCCGGACCATTTCCGATGGATGCGCCCCGCCACCCCCATCAAAGGAGAAAACCAGTGAGCCCGGAATTGCAAAACCTCATCCAAACCATGCGCGAAAATCTTGCCCAACGCGAGGCAATGGACCAGGTCCAGGGAAGTCAAGACGTTTCCTGGGTTGAGCCAGTTGTCCTCCGCATGATGCCTGGAATCGCTCGCGAGCTTCTGAATGCCTTGGACGAGGTTGAGGAGAAGACCAAGGAGGCCGCCTATGTCCCGGGCATCCTGCAAGACTATAGGCGGTCTGGAAGCTGGAAAATGAACCTTCACGAAAAGATCCGAGATCTCCGCGCCTCCACAGCCCAATTCTTCCTACCGAACGAGGTCTCCGAACTCCTGGACTTGGTGGCGGCGCACAACAAGGCGTCCTCCAAGGAAATCGACTACCTCCGAGGCATCATGCGGGGCCAGGAATTGGAATGCCGGGCGCGAGAGGAACAGGATAAAGCGTACCGGATCGAGGCAGACCTCCTCCGCGCCCAGCTCGAAGTTGCCCTGGTCGAACTCAAGGACATCCGCTCCACCACCGAATGGCTTGGAGACTCCGAACCAGAGGATCGCCGTGACGAGGAGCTTTTCTCCGCTGCTCGAATCGACCTAAAACGGTGGGAAGATCGGCGCGGGCCAGGAGCGGTCGGGAATCGCGTCGTCACGTTTGAGGATATGCTGATCCACCACGCGAGGGCACAAGGGAAGCGGGAAGCCCTAGCCGAGCCAGCCCCTCTCCCTCCGCTGACGCCGGATGACCTCGCCAGGGAATGGGCGACGTACCAGACTGATCGGTTCGATGGCGATCTACCGGACCAATCCCGCGAGGAGCTTTTCCATCACGCCTATCGCCAAGGGTATTTCGCAAAGCCCGCCCCTCTCCAGGACGGGGTGGTGGTGGTGAGGCGGGAGGATCGAAACATCGAGCACCGATGCGCCGAACTGTTGGAGGAATACATCAGGATCGGGGGCGGATCCGAATGGCTACGGGACTCACGAGCCAGCGTCGAGGCTTTTCGTGCCCTCCGCGCCACCAAGAAGGAGAGTCCTGATGCCTGACGCCAAAAATGGTGCGATCTGGGCGGATTGGGGTGATGGAAAACGGATCTCCCAGTGGGATACTCGGCCTTGTGATTTCGGGGCCGGGGAATTGGAGCCGGTAGCATGGCTGCGCCAGATTCGAGCGACGTATCCGGAAGCAAAATTTGTCTACAGAAGGAATGAAGATGCCTGACGCCGAATCCCGTCTCACCACCGAGCTTGCCAGGGAGAGGGAGAGGCGGGAGAGAACCGAAGCGGCCTACGAGGAGCTGCATGGATCCATCAACGCCTACATCGACGAAATGGAATTCAGTGATGATGCGCTGAATCGACGCCTTCGTGGCGGTCAGCAGCAGGCCCTCGCGATCCTCACCACCCACCAGGAGCCCACTCCATGATCGCGATTTGCGATTCTGCGAATTACGAGATTGGGTTTCGGCAGTAAGCGCCCCGGCGCGTTCCGGGAATCGAAATGAAGAGCATGACACCGATGGAATGGCTGATGGGCGGCGATACCGGGATCAGCAGCAAAACAATCCTGTCCGCCATGACCGGAACGCCAATGTCCGGGGGGTTCGGCCCAGATATCCCGGGTGATGGCGTGGATTTTGGCCGATGTTACCGCCTGCTCAAGCTGTTTCCGGAATGGCGAGCGAATCTCTCGAAGGTCTCCGATGCCTACCCGCAGTGGACGCCCTTGGTTCGCGAGTGGGATTCATTGGAAAAGGCCTACGAAGAAGACCTCGGAAAAAGGCACGGCAAAGACAGTTGCTACGCCATGCTTCGCGCCTTGTACGACAAATGCATGATCGCCGGGGGGTGGCAGAAATCTGGAAACGGAGGATGGAAGCGCGACAAGACATCCGTGGTGCAGCTTGGTAAAGGTGTATCGATGCGCTTCGGGGCCTGAAAACGACGGAGGCTCCAGGGCAATCCCCGAAGCCTCCGTCCCGTTTGCGCTTTGCGTTTTCCCCGAAAAAAATCTACTGCGCGGCGGGCACTCCCGCAAGCCCTTCCGCCTTGGCCTCCAGTCCCTTCAGCACGGCGGAAAGGACTTCCTGGACCTCGGCTTCCGGGATGACGAAGCCTTTGGATGCAAGCAGGCCTGCGGCGATGGTGGCGCCTTCGGGCAGGAACGCTTCGGCGATGGCTTCGGCGGACTTCAGGGCGGCGGTCTTGATGGTGGTTTCGGAATCGCCGAAGATGCCGTGGATGATGCGAGAGATGAGACTCATGGTGTTTGCTCCGTTGGTGTCGTGGTAGTTGGTGCCGCGCCCGTGGGCAGCGCGGAAGGTGCTCCGGAAGGGCAGGAAGATACTTCCCCAGCGATCCAGTCGAGGAAGCAAGCGGCGCCACGGCACACGCCGGCCGCGCGCGCGAATGGGAAACGGCGCAGGCGGACCAGGAACGCGGGAGGGCGCGAGGACCAACCAAGAATACCCAGAAGCGCGGTCACGATGGTGTCGCGATGGTCCCATGCCCAAGTGGTCAGTTCTGTGGTAGTCATTCCATGGTCCTCCAGTGAGATTCCCCAGCGAGCTGGACGGCGAGATACGCCGCCTCACTTTTCCATTCCTCGACGCCCGCCCACTCCATGCCGTTGCGCAGGATCTCGTTTGCCTCCTGGAAGGTCACGTCCCACGCGCCGACGAACGTAGGCCAGAGCGTGGAGTACATCGCGTCATGGAGGAGAAAGTCCACATCCGCTGCGCACACAGGCGGCACGACCCAGGAGAAGACCGCGGGCACGGATCCGAAATCTGTCTTGAACCCCTTGGGGATCACCACGCGATGCGCGTCGCCGTTGAAGCTGACCGTGAAGGTCACGTCGTGGAGAAGCTGGAAAAGCGGTTTGTCTCCGTTCCCCAGGTCCAGGTACTCGATGTGTTCGGGGACGGTAGTCACGCTCATTCTCGGCTCCATGGTTCGAGGGAATCATCGGCTTCCACCCCGCGCACCACCAGGGCGACACGGGCGGCGAGCAGGCCAGCAGACAGGACAAGGCAGGCGGTGGCGGGGATCACGGCTTTTCCTGTTCGCGGATGGAGCCGTCCTCGTTGCCTCCGCGCCCGAACCGAGGCCAGAGATACCAGAGCCCCACCAGGAGCGCGAGCCCGCCTCCGAGGACCCCAGCGAGCCCGCCGACGATGGCGGCCAGGATCATCCGAGCGCCTCGACGATCCGGATCTCCAGCTCGCGGAGCGCCTCTTCCTCGGTCGTGCACCATCCGGAGAACACGCGGCTTTCGGCGGCAGGCCCGATCGGGGTCGCGTAGACGTGCCACCCGGCGAAAGCGAACCACGGGCGCCCGAACCCGGCATCCTGGGACCGGTAGGTCTTCCGGGTCAGGTCCGGCGGGTACTCGGCGGCGACGGCGCTCATCGGGCCACCACCCGGGCGACGGTGGCGAGGACGAAGATCCCGGCGACCAGGACCAGGAAGAAGCGCATGATCCAGTCCTCTGGCGGGGGGTGGATGATCATGCCTTCAGCGCCCCAGGAAGCGAGATGAACCGGGTGGTCGGCTCAAAAGCCCGGATCCTCTTGTAGACCCCGTCGCCGTTCACCGAGCCCCCCGCGTTCGTATTCCCCTCGATAGTGTGGAACAGCGGCGCGACGTTTTCCGTCACGAATCCAATGTGATGCGCTTCCCTGGCATGATCCAGGAGGATGAACAGGTCGCCAGCGCACGGCTCCGTGGTCAGCATAGCCGCCTTGTCCGCGCAGGCCAACCACGACCGAGTGGACTCGACGTAGACGAGGTTCGGCCACCCAAGCGTATTCCGTAGCCAGATCTTGTGCGCAGGCCCAGGTGACCCGGGGAGGGGGCAGTGGGCTTTGATGAGGATCCACGCGACGAACAGGGCGCACCAGGAGCAGGGCGGCGCACCACGGTAGAGTAGCGCCTCCCGGATGGTCTTGAGGATTGGGCCATCGTTGGGTCCAGAGACCTCCTGGACTCCCAGGTACAGTGCTGCCATGTCTGTTGCGGCGGTCACGATAGTGTCGCCGAGGTCAGCAGGAACCAGACGGTCGCCGAGATCTGGATGAGCTTGGAGACGTATCCTGTCGCCACGGTCTTCGTCACGGCCCCCGCATAGGATGTGCCGTTGCAGTAGAGCGTCACCCCAGACGGAACAACGATGGTATAGGCAATGGCGGAGGCGATCGTGAATTGCTTCCCGATGAGCGTGGAGGGGAGCGTCAGGGCGTAGGCCGTGCCGGTCTCGTAGAGATTGTCGTTCGTGGTAGCCGCAAGCGTGGTCGCGACTCCAACGGTCGTGAATGCGCCCATTACCGAATTGATGGAAAGCGTCGAGCCAACGTTGAGGACATCGGCCACCGCTCCGGTAGCGATGTTGACCGTCTTGACGCCAGTTCCGCCCGTGGCCAGATTGACCGTCTGGGCTCCGGTGCCGGTCGAGTAGTTCGCTGCCCCGGTTTGGACCGTGCCCCCAATGGTCAGGGTTCCCGAGGTCAGGCCCGTTCCAAGCGTGACGCTCGCGGCGGCGACGTTGGTGGCAACGGCTACGGAGCTGCCCGCGGCTGTGCTCTGGAGCGACGTGCTGTAGATCGTCCCTCCGTAGGTCGCCAGAAACGGAAGAGAGGCAGACCCGAGCGTACGGGCCGAAGCTGCGGCCGGGACGAGATCTCCCACCAGGGTTCGCGCTCCCAGGTAGCCCCAATTCGTTCCGGTGTATCCGGTGCCAGTTGGTGTAATCGTGTAATCGCAATCCGTCACCTCCAGGACCGCCGATCCACCGATTACCGAGGCGGCGGAAGCCGTAAAGAAGCTCGAATTCGCGATCGAGTTCATGTGCGCCACGGCCTGGGTATTCCCGGACACGTCCAGCGCCGTACCAGTGCCCAGATTGTAGACCAGCGAATTCACGATAACCATCATCGAGGTTGCAGCGCTGGCCGTGCTCGAAATCATCGCCGTGGACTTCGTGGCGTTGATATTCGTGTTCTGAATCAGCAGTTGCCCAGCGGTGTGGACGATCTGCGATGTGACCACGGTGGAAATGATTTCCAGGGTGCCACCGTTGACGGTGATTGTCCCGCCGAGCAAAGACCTCCCCTCGTCATGCAAAAGCCCGCTGGTCAAGGTGATGTTCCCAGTCGTCGATCCGCCCGTCAGGTAATAGCGGTAGTTGGCGGGTGCCGCGAAAACCGCATTGCCGACGATGTTTAAATCGTAGGCGCGGTAGAGCCCGGTCACGGTCGCGGTGCCAGTCAGTGTGACGATAGCATCGTTTCCGTAGATGGTGATGGGTTGCGACGGCCACGTCCCGCCCGCGCTGGTGTAGGTGCCTGCCGGGTCTAGCCAGATGACCAGGGGAGCGTTCTTTGCGGCCCCTGCAGCGATCGCCGCATCGATGGTCGTGTACCGCTGGTTCGGTCCGACGTAGAGGGTCGTGGTGTCGGCTGCGGCCATCTGGACCAGCGTGGTCGAGGAGACCGCGGAGTTCGCCGGGAGTACGCCCGGCCCCGGAGTGGCGGCGAAGATCGCGAACGGAAGGAGGAGGAATTTGAGCGCGCGCATCACCTGTTCTCCGCGTAGAGGCCCGGGGCAGGGATCGTGCCGGTGACGTTGGTCACGTCAGCGTAGATTTGCGTGCCGCCGCGAACGTTGTAGCAGGCCTTGTCGTACGCGCTCGACCCGCTTCCGTCCACGTTCGGGCCGGCCTGGGTGAGGGTGATCGTGGAGATCAGGCTCAACTCGCCGTCTCCCTGGACCTGCCAGAAATGCACCGTCGCGCTCCACGTCCCGGAGAGCGGACCATCCGCGTAGAGGCAGACGATCTGATCGCCTGCGGTGGTCTGCGGTTGGCTGAGCCCCGCAGCCTGCGCCGCGGTGACGCCGAAGAAGAACGTCCCAGCCTGCGAGAGGCCAGCGAGGGCAAGGAGGAAAGCGAGGGATCGGAGGAGCTTCATCGTGCGTGTCCTGGGTTGGCGGATGCAGTACGGCCCAAGCTGTCCAGCGGAGTGCTGCGCGTCTGGGTCATGGGGAGTTGTGTGGCCGGTGGGGCGCCGTCGATGCGCGACACGACGTAGGTGAGTTTCGTGTCCATCTGGTCAACTTTTGTCGAGAGGACAGCGAACCGGTAGATGGCCGTCCCGAGCCCCGCACCGATGGTCAGGGCGATCCCCGCCCACGTCGCGAGGGAAGAAGTCTGTTTGGCTGTCAATTCGTGGTCCTCATGGGCGAAAATCTACTTCCCGACCGGTTTGTGCGCCGTGTCCTGCGCGAGGTGCCAGACGGCGAGATCGTAGGTCGTCTGAGCCTGGACGGTGCGGTCCCGAGCCTTGGCGTGCTGGTCCGATGCGGAGGAGTCCAGGGACCGGGCTTCGCGCAGGAAGTTCTGGGCGAGGGTGCTGTCGGCCCGGAAGCGGGCAAGGCGGTGCTGTCCGTGGACGCGGCCCCGGTGAGGACAGAAAGGATGAGGATTAGGCGGATCATGGAAGGGTTCCGATCGCATGGGTGATGTTGAGCGGCGTACCGATGTAGGTGGCAGGCCCCGCATTCAGCACACCCCAATTCTGCCGTGGCGTGCAGTCCTCCCGAGGGTCTGGAGGTGCCCGCTTGATGCGCCGGATGACCACAGCGATGTAACAGGAGTCCCGGTCGCACACGGCGACGGTGTCCTGTGCTGGCTTGGCGATTGGTGCGGCCCCGGCGATGGTGGCAAGTGCGAGAAGGATTGCGAGTTTCATATTGATCCCTTATTGCCATTGTGAGGTTGACGATCGCCACGATACTGTTCGAGACAGCCCACGAGCAAGCGCGAAATTGACTACCGCATTTACGGTCATGCTTACGGATCCATCATTTATGAGCGTCATTATTTGCGAATCCACGCTGCCATTTGGTAATGCCACGCTTGTGCCATCTCCATTGAATATAACGACAGCATGCGGTGCCGCCAACGTATATGCACCGGAACCTCCTCCAATGAATACCCTGTCTCCAAGTACCACATACCCATTCGGCGCGGAGATCGCGGTGCCGGTGGCCTGCGCGAGAACCTGTCCTGTGACCGTATCGGCCCCGGTGATTTTGATGCCAGTGGGCGCGATTACCACAACGTTGACGCCGCCAGAAACGAGGGAGACTTGGGATGCCCCGGACAAATAGGCAGCATCTCCATTTGATTTGATAATCAGCCCGAAATTGGTATTGGATGGGGTTACCCCTGTCGGATAAATTGCCCCATACGCATTACTGGATGTACTGCCTGTCCATTCGCGCAGGACCAAACCGGCATAGGGGCCAGTCAGATTTGCGGTTGGGCCGGTTAGTGTGCCGGTAAACGTTGGATTGGCGACGGGGAGATAATCCGTATTCGCCACCGCATTGCCCAGCGTGCTTGAACTGGCCCACTTGATAAGCGCCCCCGTAGTGCCGCCAGATAGGGCAGGCTGGAATGTCGATTGCGCGATGGTCGAGCCATTCCCGATAACAATCCCCGTGCCAGATAGCGTCGAGCGGACGCCCCCGGTGGAGATTAAAGTGCCAGAGCCGGAGCCAACAGTATCCGCTCCAGAGACGTTCAGTCCCCCCATAATCCGGGCCTTTGAATTGATTCTAAGGAGAGATGAATTTATGTCAACTGGGTTTGCGGATGAATATGTTTCAAGTATTAGCGAAGATGTCGCATCGGTCGCGTTCTGGTACCAGTACAAAAATCCAGCCTTGTTGACGGCTAACAATTTCCCGACTGTCAATCCAATTGCGTTTCCATTCACAAGTCCAGAGTTATACGCTTTAAATGCGTAGTTAGTGCCATTGTAGATAAGGGAAGAGGTGAATGATTCCGGGCTTACGATATTTGTTCCGTCGTCCGATAGGGAACTTGCTGTCAGCCCCGTCGAGCCGTCGCCCTTCGGGATGGCGTTGGAGGTGGACCAGAGGGGTTCCGCGCCGATCCGCGCCGGAGTCAGCAACCCAAGGGAATCGTGGATCCGGTCCCGCGCGTACTTCCGCAGCGTGTCCGCCGTGTCATGGAGGGTGGATGTGCGAGCGTAGCGCACGAGCGCCTTCGCGGAGTCCGAGAGGCCAGAGACGCGGGCGGAGTCAATGGTGGTCGGAAGATTCCCACTATCGTAAATGGTGTAATTATCCCCATTCTCGCGGTTATACCGAATGTGCCCAGTAAGCGTATCTAGGTAAATAGCGACGCCAATTCGCGTTCCTGCGGCTCCATAATTTGATAATCCAATCGTGCCAACATCCCCGGTAGATTGCCCCTGGACAATCAGAGATGCAAGACCCCAATCAGTATTCGTAATGCCCAGATGCAGCGCGCCAGCTTGCGTTGCATAAATCCGATTCGCTGAAATAGCCCCAGCGTTTAGGAGTGCCGAAACGTATGCTTGGGACCCATTGTCCGAAAAGAAACTCTGAACGAATTTTGAACCATCCCACTTAGGAACTGAATTCGTGGCACCGGAATACGGGATTCTTCCCGCCACCTTCGCGCTGTCCGCGATGTGGGAGGCGCGGACACTGTCCGGCACGAACGCGACGAGGCTGTCGTGGATGAGGGCGGAGACGTGCGAGGAGTCGAGGCCACCGGAAGCGATCGAGGCCCGCACCGCCGCGATGGAGTCCCGGAGAGCCGACCAGCTCGCGTAGTATCCGGAGTAGTCCCCAGCCTGTGGCGTCACGGCGCCCGTGCGGCCCCCGAAGGAGGAGACGCCGGAAGATCCGCCGCTCGAGGGATCCGGCAGGAGGTAGGCGATCCCAGACCAGTCCACGCGGGAGTTGGAGTCCGAGGTCTGACGGATCGTCAGGGTCGGAGAGGCTGTGAACCAGCGGATGTCCGCGAGGGTCAGCACGTCCATGCTGATCGGCTGGGTCAGGACCTGGGAGTAGGTGTTGTCGTACACGGGATCGGAGGACCAGAGCCAATCGCCGCCCACGTCCGTCATGGATTGGTTGATCGACTGGATTGGGTCCGGGTTGATGCGCATTCCGGATGCGCAGGTCAGGGAAGCGAGGAGGAGAAGGAGTTTCACTTTTTTCCATCTTTCTTCCGCTTGTCGGCGGAGACGAATTCTTTGGCGACCTTTTGGGGGACCCCGGCCTTCTTGGCGAAGTCTTTGGAATGCGCAGCGGCTTCCATGAAGCGATGCTGAGATGCTGATTTTGATGGCATTACAAAATCTCCAGTGTGGTGATGATTTTCCCTATCGTACTTGTTCCAGATGTCCCATTGGCGTAGTAGCTGAAATAGGATGCCTGGGTCGTATCGATTGTATCGACTGATTGTGTTACGGAGGACGATACTGTATTTCCGGAAGCATCGATTCCTCGCGATGTTTGCTCGGTAATCATTGATCCAGTCGGACCAATTGCAGTCACGAGCATTTTTACTTCCTGCTCGAATCTCACAGCAGTACTCGCAAAGTTCGCGACCGATCCTGGGATCTGTGACGAGTTCAGACGCATTTCGATCTCTGTTCCCCCGGAACTTGAAACCTGTCCGCACGCTATTTTATACCGAAATGCCGAACCAACAGAAAGCGTATTTGCGGCCAATGGATTTACATGAGAGCTTCCATTTCCAAGGTATCCGCCCGAATAAACGTCTCCAGTTATATCGGTAGCCGGAGCTGTGGAAAGTGCGATAGACGTAGTGATTGCGGTTTTCTGGACGGTCTTCTGGAAATATCCGGCTTGCACATTGACATGGATTACTTTACCATTTGTGCCGTCACTTGTGATATTGAAAACAATTCCAGAACCAGCTACAAACTTCACCCCCAGGAATCCCGGAATCACATCCGAGGCATCATAGGCGACCTTGTGATCCGAGGAGGGCGCGTCGGCCCCCACGACCTGCCCGGACCCGTTGACCATGAGCCATTGCCCAGCCGTGACGCCGGGGAGCTTCAGGATGTTCGCGATGGCGTCTTCGATCGTCGCTGGGCCGACGAGGTGAACCGTCGCTCCTTCGCCCGTGGCGAGAGCTATGTCGCCCTGGGAGGAGAATTGCCCAGCCACCGACACGGAGCCCGTGAACGCCGCGCCGTCCAGCCGGGCGAATGGAAGGACAATCTGGTGCGCCTCGTTGGCCGAGAGCGGGTTCCCGTCAGCGTCCACCAGCTTGGCGATGAGGTAGCCCGCCACGTCGCCGGTGAGGCCGTCGCCAAGGACTTTGTGATCCGAGGACGCGCCCATGGTGTAGCCCTGCTCTGCGAGCCACGAAGCTAGCCACGATTGCGAAACGGCTCCTTGGACCTCGTGGACGCCTCCAGGACTTGCCAGGGACCAGGTAATGCTCCCGTCCGTCCCGAGCTTCCCGATCAGGTAGTCCGGGGCCGTGTCGGTCACGTCAGCCGCGACCTTGTGGTCCTCTGCGCCGCTTCCAGAGCCTCCTCCAGCAGTCACGGTGAGCGCCGTGACGATCGTCCTGTCGTCGCTGGTGTACGCCTTGTAGTCCAGCGCTACGCCACCCTCGACGAAGTACTGCGGAGGCACGCCAGATCCATCAAAGACGAGAGGATTGGAGATCGGAGTGGTCAGCTCTGCATCGCCAAATACGGGCGCGAAAACATCGCTTCCGGCAGCGAAGATCGAGAGGTATCCATTCGCGGCGGGAACCCGTACGCCATTGACGGGAGCCGGATCGAAGAAGACTTGATAAAAGAATGGTGAGGTAGACATTTTTTAGCTCCCACTATATGCTGGAGAAGGGCCGCCAAGCAATCGCGTTGTTCTAAGTGCATTAGCTGGGTTCTGTTGGATCGAATATTCTAGACCGAAGTTTTCATCGATCCTAGTGAATGCATACATTGGATTGTATTCCCACCAGGTTTGTTCAGAATTTGCAGGCCAGAAGCGGTCGTATGTTTCTCGATTCTTTGGCAGCATTGCCCACGCTACCGCTCTGATAGTTGTTCCTACTGGAAGAATGCCGCCTGTTTTGCTATACAGTATCGTCCTACATTCTGTAGTTGGATCACCATTAGCGCCAGACCAAACATTCGCATGGACGAATGCTTTTCTAATTCCGGTAGCGAATTTTACTTCAGAATCAACGCAGAGCCATGTTCTGTTTTTGGCTGTTGCTCCCAATACTCCTGTATCATCTCTGGCAACAAAGATACAAGATAGACTCATTTTGTTATCTATATCAGATGGAATCGTTACCTCAAAAGTAATTCTCCCTCCAAATTTATAAATGGAATCTAATCCCGGCTGACCCTCTGTAATTACGATAGAATTTACTCCATCCCATGCTCCGAGATATTTATCTCCGCCCAAAGTCAATATTCTATCCACATATGTAGATCCAGTGGGGAGATTATTCCAGCTCAAATCTGCTTGAGGAATAACATATCCAGGAACGATATTCCCATCTGCGGCGTCAAGCGGCAAGAGTCCGTCCGTCACAGGAGAAACGATTTCTCCAGATCCGCTATCTGAAGCCGAAACAATATACCCATCTCGACTATAAACGCTTGAGTCCTTAGGTATATCACTATTATTCAAATAGAGTTTTGCAATTCCATTTGTCGAGATAGAAAAATCCCCATTGCATGAATTAAGGAAAATCTCTTTATTTGCTCCAGCAGGCGAAGCGTTCAATGGACCATTTGTATTCAGCTTTACCGTCTGCAAAATGAGGCGCGAACCGGAAAGCGCAAAAGTTGGTGATTGATTAGAGTCTAGATTATCTGTTTTTGTAATCGATCCTGTTTCTATGACTATGTCTCCACATGACAATGTTCCATCCGCCACAATTTCGCATCTAGCGACATTGCTATCAAAAGTTCCGTGCATGCGCGAGAATGAAGTATCCATAACCAATCCAGCATATGAGATCGAACGAAGCGCTGATGGCCCGGATATGGTTCCACCTTCGGAAGAAACCAAATCAACATTTGCTGTCGATGCTTCGATATTGAATTTCAACGCAGTTATCACAGGAGTGAATGCGGAAGTTCCAGAATAGATAGTCCCAGATGCCCCAGCTAAAACAACTTCCGCACCTTGCGCAAATGTGGTAACTGAGTAATCAATAGATTTTTGACCATAATTCCAGTAAGCAATAGACGGAATAGGTCCTGTCCAAAATTCATCCCCAATAAATGTCCAAATCAACCCATTTGGGGAAGACACATAAAGTCCCGATGCTCCTGATATGCGCAGGTTGGACCCGGAATGATCCATATCCATTATTCCAGTTGGAGAAACATATTTCTTAGACCAGCGCTCGAATCCTAATGCCTTTGTGGTCGTCCATACAGATGATGCGCCAGTAGCGTAAAGGATGGCGGTCCCATCGTAAGCTAGATTGGTCGCCGTAGAGGATGATAAAGACGTTGTAGATCCGATAGCAGAATTACTTGTTATTGAAATAAGCCACACTTTTCCGGTATCATCTAATGCCACTCCTTGCGTTGTAGACATCGATTCATAATCGATCATATTGGCATTATTTGTGCCCTCGATTGAGTCATATACTAATGTGTGTCCAGTGATCCATACAGCCGCTGACGTGGATCCTATAGCATTTGTTCCAAATCCTGCTCTTAGATCTGCTGATATGTATTGATGTGATGCATTCGTTGCGCGATGCCAAGCGTTGGATCCAGAGGCGCAATACATCCAGAATCCAGACGATCCGCAAACCTGCCATTCACCACTTATGTCCCAAATATCGTAGAAATTGAATGTGAGTGTAACTGTATCACCATTATAATCCTTGACGGTCCCAATCCCATTTGACCATGTAGCACCGGTCGGCGACTTGTACATGTTATGAGAACCGGTTACTACCCCGAATGCGCTTTCTGTGGAATTCCAGTGGAATGCCGTTACCGAACCCGAAAGGCCAGATGCCGTCGCTAATGTCCAGGTGATTCCATCAGTAGAGCGGTAGATCGTTCCCGCGCTGGTCCCTAGCAGGTAAACGCTATTTCCGAAATATCCCGCAGTGAAATTATTGGAAGTAAATACTGTGATGGCAGTCCACGTTACTCCGGAATCCGTGCTATAGATTATCTTCCCAGAATCACCATACATGACGCGAGTGGTTCCATTGATAATCATTCCACGCAAAAGCGCCAAATTGGTTTGCGTTGCTGCGATGCTCATATCTGTGGTTTGCCAGATCTGATTCACACTTGCGAACGTGTACCGCGTCCCATCCCAGACGGCCCGGATGAGCGCTTCTGAGGATGCTACGGAGTGCCCTGTCCAGGTCGGAGCTGCGCTCGTCAGATTTGCGCTGGTCGAGATGTAGCCCGCGGCTCCCGTGACCGTCCAGGATGCCGCGGTCGAGTTGTAGACGATGTCGTAGAGGTCCGCAGTTGTGCTTGTGGTGATCGAGCGAAACGTTTGGAAGTCCACTGTCGAGTAGAGCTTTCCACCTTTCGCGAGGATGTAGACCACCCCTCCGATGGCCCGCATGTTGGTGATGTCGCTGGTGGAAAGGCCAGGAACAGTCACGCTGGACCAGTTGACCGCGCCCGTGTCTGTGGAGACTTGCAGGCTTCCAGCTTTCCCGCCGATCGCGTAGACCGGAGCGGTGAGCAGGACGGCACCCACGTTGTTTGTGGTTCCGACGTAGCCCGAAGTCCACGACACCGCGTCCGTGGTGGAGGTCCAGATGTTGCCGGACTGGCCACCTAGGAAGAACGTCCCTGAATTCCAGGTGGCAGCCAGGATTGCCACGGATCCCACTCCCAGACGCGCCCAGGTGTTTCCGTTGGTCGTGCTGGTGTAGATCGCCCCGGTGGATCCCGCAAGCAGGAAGGTTTTGTCCGACGCAGCCGACGCGTAGATCGTGTCGGAGCCGGACAATCCAAGGGGTGCCCAACTCATCGCGGTCGAAGAGGTCAGGATGGTACCCACGAACGTTCCGCCGGCCACCAGTACGCCCCCAGGCCCGGAAACCACGGTCCGCAGTTGGCCAGTGGGAAGCGTCGGAAGGGGTCGGTTCGTCCAGTCCGCCAGATTGGGAGAGTCCCAGATTCCCGCAAAGCCTGTGGAGAGTCCCCCAACCAGGACGACCCGCGACGTGGAGGCGTGGTACGCAAGGCCGATGATGTTCCCGGCTCCGGTGATCGTCTGGAGATTCCAAACCGTCCCGTCAGTGGAGTAGGCGATCCCGCCCGCACCGGTCACGACGTAGTAGTAGGTCGAACCAACCTTGATGTACCACGCGCCGAAGACTGTCGAGAGCCCAATGGCCTGGGAATTCCAGGTCTGGCCGCCGTCGGTGGACTTCCAGATTTTTGACTGACCGGCCGCGATTCGAATTGGCCCCGCGGCGATGGGGCCTGAGATCGATTCGGTGATCCCGGAGATGCTGGCCCAGGTGATCCCGTCTGAGGACGATTCCGCCGCGCCGCCGTTTCCCATGGCCAGGAGGGACGCGGGAACGTAGATCGCCGCGGTTGCATCCTGGGTGCTGGCCGACACGCGCGACTGGACGCCCAGGATCCCGCAGTCCCTCAGATTCGCGATGCCCGTCCCGGTGAGCGTTCCCGCACCAGTCAGGATGCAGTCGGTTTGCTTCAAGGCTTGATAGGTGACGTTCTGGTTGACCTGCAGGACCTCGGCCCCGGTAACGCCCGCGATGGTCAGATCCTTGCTGGTGGTCCAGGTAGCCCCGTCGGCCGGGATGACGTAGGACTTCCCCTCCAGGAGGCGCACGGACCCAGAGAACAGAGCGGCCTTGCCTGGGATGGAGTTATCGGTCCCGAACGCGTAGCCCGGAACTCCTCCGAACCATTCGAGAAGCGCCGGAACTCCAGCGAGATCAACGGTTCCGACATAGGCGATTTTGTTGTCGTAGGAAAAGATTTGCTCAATTCCTTGATAGACGAGATTCTTGATTGAGAGGTTCCCGTGTCCTGTGAATTTGAGAAGCGCTCCACCTTGGGAATCCACCGCGTAATTTGCCGGAATCGAAACATCCCCAACCGGGGAGATAGTGGCATCAAAAACGTATTTGTAGGAGTGCGTCGTGCAAAGCGATTGCTCGAACGATGAGAACCAGGAAGAGTAGATCGTATCGCAAATGTTTTGCTCGAATACGACGGAGATGCCTGACCCAAAGATCCCGACGGCTCCTTGCAAGATCTTTGATCCCTGCGAGAAAGTCAGCTTCGGCGTTCCGGACGAATTGAATCCGCCACCTGGAAGAAATGAATAGACGCCTGAGATCCTGCGATCCGTGACCTGACAGATCTTTCCTGCGATCTGGACCGGGCCGACGGCTGTTGCCGCATTGAGTGCGTCGAGCTGGTCAGATGTCACGCCGTACGAAACGCCGAACCAGCGGGGATCGATTAGGCCTTCGTAGCCGCGCACATAGCTGGTGCTCGATGCACGCTTGAGAATCGTCCCGTCGTTGTCCGCCAATGTTTCGGTGGTTTGGTAGAAGATTCCCTCTCCACCATCTGCTAATGTGGATCGCCCGCAGACGACAATAGCCAAATAATCCTGGGTAAGATTCCGAAGCTCGGAATAATTCTCGACGACAGTAAATGAGCTTGAAAGCGATGATCCAGAATCGGCCCCGAATGGAAAGACGGGATTCTGTTCCCAGATCTGATTCCCGTCCACGTCGGTGATCGTCATCTTGTAGGCTTGGGGTACCCCGTAGATGGTCGCAAGCCCTGCCCCGTCAAGCTGGACCGGGTTTACCGTCTCAGTGCCCGTCGAGTCGGCATAAATGCCGGCGGAAAGTATGGAAGTCCCGGAGTCCCAGAAGTAGACGAACCCCGCCGCAAGCTCTTTGGAAGCGTTGTCGAATTGCCTGAACGGGAGAAACGCGGAAAGCTGCTGTGCGCTCATGGCTGGTTTTCCTTGTCAGGCGAAGCGTTGAAGTAGCCCCTAAGATACTTACCGGCCAGCGCGTTCAGTGGGTACGGAGGCTGGGCGACCGGAATCTGCGTACCGCCTCCGACTAGGTGGGTGATATTCGGGTCCGTCGGGTCGAATGTGCCACGGTTGCCGGTGGCGGATTTGATTTGGGTGGCGTTGAATGGGACGTAAATATCAGTTGGCGTCCGTGCTACATCTGAAGCAAATTGTCCAGATGGGCCATGATCAATAACATTTTTTATGATTACGCCTCCGTGCCCCTGTTGCTTTGCCCATCTGGCAAGATCATCTGTGCTAAATGTTTCATCCCCCCATTGGAATTCACCAGGAAACAATTTTCCCAGCGTCGTGTTTTTGGCAGATATTGTTTTTGTTACACCCTGCTTTGGCTCGATACCTGCTAATGCTGCATAAAGGTTTTCATCTTCTTGGCCGCTTACTGTTGTTTTTGGCAAACTAGCTTTAACGGATTTTCCCATTCTATTCCATCTGGCCCCATTAGCATCAAAGACTGCTGGGTTATCCATAGCTAGATACGACGGCATTACGTTTTGTGCGGAGCCTGTCGCATATGTATTGGCTACATCGGGAGAAGAGCTAAAGAAAGACCCGGATCCAAATGTTTTCCCGGTCCCTCCAGCGGTATTGAATTGCTCGAAGTCTCCGCCCGTCCCATGATACACTACCAGCGGATTCCCCGCCTCGTCCACCACCTTCGATCTCCCGAACCACTTCTGGAAGTTCGGGTTATCCAGGATCGCGGCGCGCGCCCTCGGGGCCACGCTCGACACTCCAGCCCCGATCCCGCTACCCGCGCCCATGAGCCCCGCCGTCAGGGCGAGCGAGCGAGGATCAACGCTTCCGCTCGTCCCGAGCTGGTTCGCGGCCTGCAAGCCCGTCTGAGCCGCCGCATCCGCTCCACCGGCGAGGACGCGCCCAAGGACGCCACGTCCGAGGCTTCCGACCAATCTGGCACCTCCAGAGGCCACCGCTTCACCTACTCCAGGGGCAAGGATCGAGGTCGGATCGCGGAACATGTTCCCGCCGATTCGCTCGGCCAGAGGGAGGGAAGGGTCCATCTGAGTTTGGGCCATCGACTGGAGATAGGTGGGCTTCTGCTTGAGGCTGTGATCGGCCAGGATCTGAGCAACCGTCGGGGCTCGCGTGTCGTTCTGCGCATCCGCCAGAGCCATCCATGCGCGCCCAGGCATCGACGCTGCGTCCAGGGTCCCGGCCAGCACACGGCGAGGGAATCCGCCTCCCTGCTGGGTCGCGGCGACTGTTCTCGGGAAGAGTCCAGTCAAGAGCGCGTCGATCTGGTCAGGCGTCATCCGCGTCTCCGTGGATGTAGGTTCTGGGGATGATCGAATTGGCTGGAGTCATTGCGCTTCTCTTCATCGCTGCAGTGTTTCTGGTAGCGATGCTGGAGGCGCTCGGAAGAGGATTCGATTCCATTCTTGCATCCATTAGGGTTGCGAGCCGGAAAGCAGAGGCACGTTTAGGCCTCCATTGGTGGATCCTGAGATAATCGGAGCGGACTGAGTCTGCATTCTCGTCCCCAAATACCGCGCAAGCATCGGAACAGAATAACGAATTCGCTCCGGGAATGGCCTAAGTGCCGTAATCAATGGGTTTTCTTGTCCGACCCGCTTCGTTGCATCCTGAATGGCTAGTTGTTCTCCGAGTTTCGCGAACTTGTAATCCTTCCCGGCTGCATTCAATACGCTGCGCATTCCGGAGCGGTCAACCGCTGCGTTGTTCCCGTACATGTACTTGGTCACCACGTCGCCCAGCTCATTCCTAATCGAATTCTGAAATGCCGCTCCATTTGCGCGGAGCGATGAGCCTTGCCGAACATTCGCAGGAACACGAAGCGCCGAAAGGTCAGGCCAGTACATGGTAGGCAGCGCGTCTCCACTCGGAACCGGCCCTTGGTAGAGTTTTGGCTCCATCTGGAGGCCGTGAGCGGATCGGAACTTCTGATCCAATGCACTCTCTGCCTGTGCCCTGGTGACCGATGCATACGCCGGATCTCCGCTTGCCATCTTTCGGAACATGTTGGAGCGGGCCTCCTGGTAGAGGTCATTCAGGCTTGCGGGAATTCCGTTTCCAACGTCAAGCCAAGACCCTTCCGGAATCGCGCCGGGGTATTCTGATTGCCCATTCCGGATCAAAGAGAGCGCGTTCCCTAGGTCCGCCTCTTTCCCAGGAGGGGAAACCCAGCCAAGGCGCTCCCCGAAGATCGAGGGGTCTGGAAGCGGATGCCCGTACAGTGGCGACGTGATGTCGGTCACGATTTGCCGTGGAGCCATCGCGGCGGTATTTGGGGCGATAGCGGTCCCGACCGCATCGTATCCACGTCCAGCGGATGCTCGCGCCCTATCTGCGATGCTCTCGATAGATCCGATTCCATGGAGCGCACCAAGCCCGCTTGGTCCGTTGGCAGCATCAACCAATTCTCCGAGCCGGCCAGCCATCTCCCCGCCTGCGGCACGCTTCCCCTTGAGTGCGTATTTCACACTTTGGTCAACCATGGCTCCGACGCCAGGGATGGCATTCAGGCCCATTTCTGCGAGGCCGGAGCCGAGCGCGGACACGCCAGCCGCTGCGACTGGGGACGCCAGGGCTTCGCCAAGGCTTCGCGTTGGGGTACCACCTCCATTTCCTGCGTACAAGGATTGCAGTATCGCGTTTCTCGTCTGCGGAACCGCCATGGCTACGTCGGAAACCGCTTTCGGAATCGCGATACTGGGGGCAGAGGTTCCCCCCAGAGAATTCAATCCATTTGCCGCGACATCAAGAGCGCCGCCATACGCGGCACCAGTCCCCATCGCGTTCAAGACTGGATGGGCTCCCTTGAATCCTTGCGCGGCCTTCTGTCCCCCCGACAAGATGTCTGCGATGGCTGGATATTTCGCCAAGAGCGCAGCGCCCTTCCCAAGGATCGCTGGCGCGTCCATATAAGGGGCAAGCATCAGTAGAGATGATGGGGAACCTGTTATCCCTGTGGGCTGCGCCATTTCGCTCTGGAATCGTGCAGCGGCCGGCCCAAGAGCGGCAGGAATCATCCCAACCATAGGGTCTATATGCTGGGACACATTATCGCGAGCATGGCTTACCGCGCCTGCGATGCCGGATCCAGCTCCGAGAATCATTGATCCAACTGTCCGAAATGGAAGTCCTGCAATATCTCCAGCCAATGAAGATAGACGGCTTCCAGTGCCTTCCCCATTCGTAGAGGCATTGAACAAGGACGGGAGAACCGCCTGAGTTGCAGAAATTGGCAACCCGGAATCACTTTGTGATTTTGCAAATAGCGCAGATGCGTCTCTATTTCCTAATCTTTGAGATGCAATAGAGTTTGCGATTTCTCCAGAAACTCCATATTCATTTGCTGCTTCCGGAACATCATCAAACAAGCCCTTTTTCCCATGGACCACCGTTGTCGTATCCGAATACCCTGGAACATTCACCAAAGGAGGCGAATCAGGAACGTCATCGAATAGCCCAGCCATTACGGTGCTCTCCTGGTGACGCCATTATATCGGTACCAATTCCCGGAAATCGTTGGAGCATTCTTGCTGGTGATCGTGATTGGATTATCCTGCGAATTGCCAGATGTGCCTTTGCCTGGATTCTGATTACTCCGATACGTCTGCTTGTCCAGCTTAACTTTCCATGCATCCGGGTCCATCCGAAGCGCCTGCGCGTCTGGCAATATGACATTCCGATAGAGGATGTCTGGAAGTTTCCTAATCGCATTCTGGGCGATTGTTGGATCCGCTTGCTTGATAAACGTCCGGAGTGCGTCCATCGGAGAATATGAATCGAGAAGCGTACTCGGAACGCCTGCCTCGGAAAGAGATGTCCGCATTGCTCCTTCGGTTCCGTTTGCCCCAGCGACGTTGTTAACGAGGCGAGTCAAGGACCCCTCCTCCTGCCCGAGCGCGATGGCGTTCTGGGGAAGGAGTAGCGAGGGGAGATTCTGGGCAAGCTCTTGGGTCTGCTGGCGAAGGGCGACGTAGGCCCCGCCACGCTCGTCCATAGCCTTGCCAACCTTCCCTGCGTCCGGACTTCCATACTGCCCGAGTGCGTCGGGATCCGCTCCAAGGGTGGTCGCGTACTTCTGACGGTTCGCCTCTGCTGTCCTAGTTGCTTCCAAGCTGTTCGTGGCGCCCTTCTGCCCCAGATTCGCCCCGGTCTGCTCCCGTCCCGATCCGAGAAGGCCGTCAAGCCCGCCCTGGATGAGCGACGGAACCGTGGTCTGGAAAACATCCTTGTTCCGCTGTTGTGCGAGGGGATCGGGGTTTCCGTCCTTGTCGAACACCCTTGCGCTGGCTGCTCCCCACTTGGCATTGATGTCGTTCTGGACTGCCTGGGTCGCTCCTGCGGAAAGATCGGATGTGGTGATCCCCTTGGCAGCGAGGGCCTGGGCAAGTTGCGCGCGCGACTGAGACGACAGCTTCGAGATGTCGAAGGCTGGAACCTTGATTGGTGCCGCAGTCTGGTCCCCAAGGTGGGGCTCCATCGACATGGCGATCTCTCCGGGGCCTGGTGTGCGCGGCTCCTCGACTTCGGCGGGAGTGGTGACCTCCTGGGGCGCGGGAGGCGTATCGGTGGCATTACTCCCGTAGGCCGCTGCGATGTTCGGAGGCTTCATCGTGGGCATATCCTGGACCTGCAAGGGCGCCTGATTCGCAGGCGGCCGCAACGCAGACGGAAGTGCCGAAGGAAGCGAAGACGTGGGCTTGTAGGACGAAATCAGGTTCCGGCGCTGGAGTGATCCAAGCTCCATCGCCTGCGGGCTCGTCGGTCCCGTCAGCGCGGCTTGTGCGCCGGCCCGGGTAGATGTCGCAAAATCCGGATTGTCGGCGATTGTTTGATCGTACTGGGCGCCGGTCTGGACTGCTCCACCATGCTCCACCGCTTGCTTCTGCCCTTGCGGAAAGACTGTGTCGGCGTACGCTTTGATGGCCGAGATACCGTACGGGGTCTGAGCGGCCAGCGCGTAGAACTTCCCCGGGTCGACCTGCTTGCTTTGAGGATCGATGGACGCCGCCATGAGAGCTTCCGTGGTTTTCTGGAGGCCGAGGTCGTATTGCTTCTGCCGGTTCGCGATGGCCGTCGCCTGCGCCTGTTGGTTCGCTACGTCGGTGTTCGCCCGTTGCTGTTGCATGGAGGAGATTTCATCCGGCAACTTACTTGGATCGTATGCGCTTGGGAGTGCGCTTGCCCATTGGAACGGCATCAGTTGGCCCCTCCAATTGCGCCTGGAGACTTCTGCTGGGAATACCAGTCAGCCAACGTCCCTATGCCCTTGGCGAGACCGCCAATCCCCTGACTCGCCGCATTGGCGCTCCCGATGGTCCCCAGGGCCCCGGCCTCTCCTTGCCCAGAGATCGCGCCCATGCCCATCTGGGTGTTCGGATTGCTGAACCCTGCGAGCGTGCCGGCCGCCTGGAGCCCGGAATTGGCGATGTTCTGGTTCGCCCCGATCTGCTGGGTCTGGAAGTCCATGCCCCGTGTCCACTTCTGCTGTGCCTGGTCGTTGAGCATTTTCGACGAGTCGGACCAGCGCTGGAAGGCGGGGGCGTAGGCCTGGTTGGCGAGGTTCATCCGCTCCTTCTGCAAAGCCGATGCAGCACCCCCTCCAACGGCTCCGGAAGCGATGGACGCCGCGTTTGTCGCCTGGCTCGCCTGGTTCATCAGGGTCTGCGCTTCAGGGTCCGTCCACTCGTTGTAGTCGAACGCTTTCTGCTTGTAGTCGAAGCCCGGATCGTGGAAATTGGCTGCTTGTTCGTTGGCCCGCCCGAGCGCACCTTGACCCGTGGAGATGTACGGCGAAAGGCTGCTTTTCGTCTCGCTGTACCGCTGTTCAGCAAGCGCCGCAGCTCGGGCTTCCGCTTCCTGTTGTTTCCGTGCAGCCTCCTCGGAAGCGTTGGAATTCAGGAGCCCAATGCCAGCCCCTGCAAGGCCGCCAATCAAAGAGCCCCATGGCCCGGCAGAAGATCCGGACGTGACCCCGTTCACGCCTCCATTCAATATTCCGGATACATCAGCCATGACTTACCCCTTCACCAGTCTGGTACCGGTCGTTTCCTGGCTTTCGGTGGTCTTCGGAATCGCGATGGTTGTTCCATCGCAATCGAAAGAAATTCCGCCTATGCCGGTATATTCGTAGACGATGGTCGCGCCGTTGCGGGACCAATAGAGAATTTCGCTCCCGCTGGTCGATTGGCGTACCTGGGAGGCCTCATTAAGGTGGTTGCCTGCCTTCATGAGCCACTTGGAAACAGGATCATTCCAGGAGCCGTTCTTGCCCACTGGAGCGGTAGAGATGGGAAATGGATCAATCATCGGCTGCACTCCCTAAAATCAATCGTGTACCCGGTGATTACGCGCTTGAATGGATCAGAAGCGCGGAACCGAAAAACCTTGTTGCGCGACATCCCAAGCTTGAGCCAGCGTGTACGGCGCCGGTATTCGCCGGTCTTGCCAGCGGAAGCCGAGCGCTCGTAGCCAAACGTCAGTCCGGTATCGTTGCTCGAAGACATCATCCAGACCGGATCTGATCCTTGGCCGGTGCGCGGCGAGAATCCAGGCTGGTGATTCAATTGGAGGCAATCGTAAATAATCATCTTGTTTGATTCGTACCCGATTGGAGTAGTGAATCGAGCTTGGATGTATTCGGTTTCGCCGGTCTGCGTGTGGTTGAAATACTGTTCATTGTCGAGATAATAGAGAGCGTCTGACCGCCAGTCGCCCAGGATCTCCATTCCCCACGCCTCATTGTAGGCCGAGAACTGCCCGGCATAGCGGTAGGCGCGACCTTCGGATGCCTGCCAGCGGGATCGGCGGGTCCACGTGTCTGTGGTGACATCGTAGGCCCATGTAGCGCCCGTTACGCCGCCGCCGTCTTCCGATGTACCGCTTGGGAAATTGAACAGAACGAATGCGTGCCCGTCAACGGCGTAGGAATACGACCAGCAATCGTTGATCTTTTCATAGGCTTGGATTCTTGTTTCGATTCCACGGGTCGAAATCCGGCGCGGCATGAAGTCCATTCCAACCGTGAAGATCCCGATGGTTCCGGATCGATCTTGGCCAAGCCAATAGAACCCGTTTCCATACCGACAGATTGAATCGGCGGAAAGACATCCAAAATTCACGACGCTGCTTTCTTGGCGTCGAAAGACTTGTCCAGCCGTGTTCCCGGAATCGTAATGGAACTCCATCGAGTTGTTCCCGAATACTCCAAGAATCGTCGGAAGCGCAATAATCCCAACGATATTGTCGGTGTCGCCGATCTTTTGTGCGTATGCCGTTCCCCACCATAGATTTTGCACCGATGGCTGGGTCGAATCGAATGCATACGGGACGTAACCGGGAGCAGACCAGTAGTACTTATTGGTTCCACGCGAATTGACTAGAAAATAGGTATCCAGGCATACAACGTGCGATGGGCCTTTGGTGTAATCTCCAGAGTCCACGCCAGGGAAGTACTCGTCTGTGATCTGCCCAAATGTGCTAGATGTGAGATCGAGGATGTATCCTCGCTCTCCATCCACAAGAATCATCTGCTTGCCATTCTCGGCAAATCGCACAATCCCCGCTGAGCTATTGAGCGTTCCACGATTCACGCGAACCGTTCCAGCCGCCGTTAGCTCGACCAAAGCATTTCCCCAGACGCCGAATGTGCGGTATCCAGAAGTGGTGAAAAGGCCTCGGCAAGAATTCGTCCCAGACGATGCGAGGAGGAGATGAAGGCCTTGAATCCCGACGTAGTAGTACCCCTTCTTTGCCGTCGAAGATGTAGCCGCCTCCACGTAGAAGTTGTCCAGGATTTCCAAGCCAACCGAGGCATAGGCCTGGGAATACGGCTTGGAGGAGAATCCGAGATCAGCCTTCATCGAAGCACCACGTCGTTGAGGGGCGAAAGCCAGTAGTCCGATCCTGGGTCATTGCTGGTATACTGCCCAGCCTGCGGAACCTTCAGGAGCCTATTCTGTGCGGCCATCTTGATGGGCTTCAGAGCGGCCTTCGCGTGAGCCAGGATGCCGGTGTCGATCCCCTCTCCAAGAGGCATGAACGGATGGAGTTCGGCTGCCAGATTGAAGACCACGGCCTTGTAGTAGTCGTCTGGAACATCAATCGCCCCTTGACTGACTGCGGATGTGATTTTCGGCATTCCGGTGATTCTGATCTTGCTTGCCGAGAATCCTGGATAGATCCAGATGGTGGAGGAGGGGAAATTGCGGTCCCAGGCCCAGGATTGCGGGATTGCCTGGAGATCCTTGACCGAAAGCCCACTGTAATCTTCGAGGCGCATTTCGCGCATTTGGTAGGTGGCTGTTCCCAGCTCCGACACCAAAGAAGAGATCAGAAGGACATCGGCCACCAAATCAACGTCTGCGCCGGCCGTGGGGGAAAGGACGATCTTGTGGTAGTCCTTGAGCGACGACACGATCCATGTCGTCTGTCTCGGATTGATGTAGCTCTTGCGGGACCATTCGCCCAGAAGCATGTTGAGGCACCGCACAGCGCGAGTTTGCCATTCCGGAGCCGGTCCCCCACCACCATCCTCAAACGCTCCGATCAGAGCCAGCGCGTCTTCGACTACGGTTTGGACCAGCAGGGCCATGCGGTGCCTCGCCCCTTATCCCTTGCGGGACTCGTTCTGACCTTCGAACTCCTTGATCCTCGAGTAGAGAAACTTTTCGCGAAGCTCCGGGAGCTTTTCGAGGAACGTCTTGCGGTCGGGGATCGATCCCACGCCAGGGATCATCGTCGGGTAGCCCGCATCGTAGGCATGCTGTTCCGAGAAGATGTAGACGTGCTGCTTGATCCAGTGCTGTTGCCCCTCGGTGAAGCGAGAGAGGTCTTCGAGATCCGGCGCACCGGATTCCTTGACGAGATCCACGTCGCTGGAGGTCTTTTCTTTGATCGCTGCCATGTTCTGCCTTTCGATTCGGTGGTTTGGGGAGGAAGAAAGGGGCCTAGTTCTGTCCTAGGCCCCCAAGTGCTACACCAAGGTTCCGGCGATGTCGGAGTAGAACTTCACGCAGCCTTCGGGCACCGGCACCACGAGGCCGAAGAACCCGATGAGCTTGGTGATCTCCTGTAACTGTCCGGGCCAGACCTGTTGGACGATGGCGTAGTTGAACCCGCCGACCGATCCAGTGATCGATTTGGTGCCGATGGTCGGCACCTTGACCTTGGGAGAGACGGCCAGCACGCAGTCCGGATCGAAGAGGAATCCGGGAGTGATGGTCTGGGCGGAAGCGGTCTGCCCGACCACACCGACGACCGTGGTGGACGCGATCTGCGCGGTTCCCGTCACGTTGGCGAAGGGCCCGTCGTAGATGCGAGCTTCACGCACCGAGATGGTGGCATTGCCCGAAGAGTCCGAGGTGAACGCGGCGGCCACGGTGTAGGTCGCCAGCAC